GCGGCCACGGCGACGGTCGAGGCGGCGGCTCCGGCGTCGTCCCGATACTGCTTATCGCCGGTGTATAGCCATCGCTCGACCACACACGGCGCGTCCCACAAATGCAGCACCCGCCGCGCGCACCAGCGCGCCCAGTCTCGGAGGAGGTCCGTCGCGTCCAGGGTGGCGAGGATCGTCCGCTCGCGACAGACGAGCTTGTCGGTGCTTTCGAGGGTCTCGCCCGAGCACTCCACCAGCGTGACGATGGGACCCGGAGCGTAAGACAGCGCATCCAGGATCGGCCGGGAGGCGTGCAGTCCGCTGGTGCATAGGACGAGCGGCCCGGCGTGCCGGAGCGTCTCACCGACAGCCGGCACTGGCCGGCCATCACGCAGGCGCCCGTTGTGCCAGTGCCAGGTTTGCACGCTCATGTCACCCTCCTTCAGACTGTTCAGATACGCCTGCAGGTTCATGGGACTGGGTTCCAGTGCTTCCGAACCAGCTCCAGGTGTCGAGGGCTCAGTGCCCGAAACAGTTCGGCGTGCTCAGCCACCTTCTCGCGACTGACATAGTCTGGGAAAAGGTACGTCCAAGGGCCTGAGCCTCCGGTCCAGTTCTCCGCGGTTCCCGTCAAGGTGTAGCCGTCGCCGTAGCTCAGCGCCGAAATGAGCGCCACCATGGCCTGCGCCTCTTCGAGAGTGCAGTCGTCCTCGACGAAGTAGAGGTGGTGGTCGGAGTACATCTCTCCGTTGTCGATCACGAACAGGGTCATGAGTTCAAGTCCTTCGCGCAAGGCGCGGCCTGCAGGCAGGGCTGCAAGGTTGTGCGACGCTCGACGCCGCGGGTGTTGTTGGCCGCCTTGCCGAGCATCTTCTGCTCGCCCAGCATGACCAGAAACTTCTCGGCGCGGGTCACCGCCGTATAGAGCAGCGGGCGGGTCAGCATGAAGCTGTTGCAGCTGTGGACCGGAACCACGACGCACGGGAACTGCGAGCCCTGCGACTTGTGGACGGTCATGGCGTAGGCCAGCTCCAGGTCCTCGGCCTCGTTCTTGTTGTAGCCGACCTTGCGGTCCCCGAAGTCGACGACCACGACCGGCTTGCCCTTGCCCGAGGTCTGGGTGCCAGCAGGACACTCGACGCCCTTCCAGTTGGCCTCCAAGACCCTACCGGTCTCGCCGTTGGCCACGCCCTCACCGAGGTTGTAGTTGTTGCGGTTCGCGTGCAGGACGCGGTCCCCGACGAACAGCCGGTAGCCGCGACCCACTTTGACGCCCGCGTATGGGTTGTCGGAGTAGTTCGGGTTGAGCCGAGCCTGCAGCAGCGGGTTCAAGGTCTCGTCGCCCACGGCCTTGCCGTGCTGCGGGCAGAGCACCTGGATCTGGTCCGACGGGATGCCGCGCCGGGCGGGGACGTGGCTGGCCACGGCCTCGACGATGGCGGCCTGCAGCGTCAGCTCATCAGACTGCTCGGCGAACGCGACGTCCGACTCGCCGCCCTTGGCGTTGAGGACCGTGACGTCGAGGGACTTGCCCTCGTTGATGTCACGAGCCACGTACGGGATGCGAGACTCGCTGGCCTGTCGGAAGATGTGGGTCAGGCGCACGGACGGCACGACGCCCGACTCGATGAGGTCGAAGAGGACACGGCCGGGTCCGATGGAGGGGAGCTGGTCGACATCGCCTACGATGACGAGCCGCTGGGTCGGCTTCAGCGCCTGCAGGAGTCCCGAGAACAGCTGCACGTCGACCATGGAGGCCTCGTCCAGGATGACGGCGTCACAGGGCAGCGGGCCGCTGATCTGGTTGCCGTCCATGTCGAACTTGGTGGGCGCGTCCGCGTTGAAGGTCCACCCATCGGGCGTCCAGCCGAGGAGACGGTGCAGCGTCATGGCCTGCTGCCCGGTCTGCTCCTTCATCCGCATGGCGGCCTTGCCGGTCGGAGCGCACAGCTCGACGTGTAGTCCGTTGGCCTGGAACATCTGCAGGATGGCGTTGACGGTGAAGGTCTTGCCAACGCCCGGGCCGCCGGTGACGACGAGCACACGGTTGTCCGCCGCGAGCTGAACGGCCGTCGACTGATGCTCGTGCGGCGGACGCTCGGCGTCGAAGAGGTTGGCGGGGATGGTGAGCTTCGTCGTCATCGGTGAGACCATAAGACAGTTTCCGGCGCTTGTCAAGAGGAAGGTGTGTCCTCCACGTCGGTGACCTCTTCCACCTCAATGTCGCCAGGATGTGGCAACAGATAGAGGTGCCGGCACCGTCGGGCGGGTGCCGGCACCTGTCAACCCTAGCCTCGCAGCTCTTCGATCACGTGACCACCTCGGTGATCTCAGCCCGGTAGAGCCCCTTGTCCGGATCCGGAGGGAAGATGTGCACGTTGCAGGGCTGCTCAGCGACTCCAGCCTCGTCGAGCAGGGGGGCCCAGCCCTTGGCCATCCACTTCGGCACGTAGCCGACCTTGGTCGGGGTGTTGTCCTCGTTGACCACGTCGACGCGGATCGCGTTCGGGTCGTAGTTATTCTGGGGCTCACGTACGAGCAGCGCGGACACTGTGCCCGTGCCGATCTCGACGAAGCGCTCTTGGTACTCTGCGCGGTTTGCGCCGGCCACGTACAGGGCCGCTTTCAGTTCGATCGTCATCCATCACTTTCCGCCAGCATCCCGCGGATTCGACGGCAGACGGTCTTCTCAGCCTCGTACACCTCCGAGAGGTAGATGCGGTCTTCCTCGACCACGGCACGCGGCGGAAGCACGACGCCATCGGAGACGGTCACCGGCTGCTGCAGCACGTCCAGTCCTTGACGGAGCAGGGCGTCTGACAAGCTGACGGACTGTCGAGCCTTCTCCACCTGATAGTCAACCCCTCCCCCGAAAAGGTGACGCTCGGACGACCAGCAATCCCCACCCCGGCCGGCGGCGCGCAGAACCAGCATGGCCGCGGCGGCGAGCCGACGAGGGTCGTCCTCGGACATGCCCAGCTTGATGCGGATTGCGTCGCAATCCCTGAAGGACATATCGATGCGGGTCATCAGGTAGAAGGGATCCGCGTGGATGATGGACCGGGCTTGCCCGCCGAGCCGGTCGATGATGCGGGCCGCCACCCGACTGGGCAGGTCCAGCTCGCGACACAGGAGCCAGGCGTCGCGCTCGCCTTCGAGCAGCTTGAAGGCCTCCGCGGCTTCGGACGCCCGCTCGGCGCTGATGCCCTCGATCTCAGCCAAGCGCTCGGGGGTGTTGTCGAGCAGGTCGAACACCTCGTCGGCCCCGCCGAACTTGGCGATGATGAGGGACGCCCGGTGCGGGCCGACATGGGGGAGCTTGCGCAGGAAGCTGTACAGCGCCCGCTCGTCACGTCGGGCGCAGAGCATGGCGTGCTTGGCCTCAACCTGCCAGCCGTACCGCTGGTGCCGGGTGGGGACGCCCTCGATGTCGAGGAGGTCGCCAGCCTGTACGGGCGCGATGTATCCGGTCACGGTGACCTTCTTGGCGTCGGACAGCCACTTCGGGAGGGGCGGCGCACCTTCAGGCTGCACCGTGTCGAGCACGGTCTGGACGCACGCCCAGTCGTTCCCTGGCTTGGAGAACGTGACCTTCGTCACTTCGATGGTCATGAGGAGGGTCTCGGCGTTAGCGCTCATGAGCCTGTTCTACCGACACTGTACGGAGTCTGTCAAGCCCGGAATCCCGGAATCCCAAAACCGATTCCGGGGGGATTCCGGCGAGGCGAATCTTCAATGATTTCATGTCTCTAACTATCATTTCCCGGAATCCCGGAATCTTTTGGACCACAAAGGGTAGGGGTGGAAAACTTCTCTCTTCCTCCGACGAGAGTTCACCGCCCTAAGGGGTTTATGGGCAAAAGATTCCGGTTCCGGCATTTTGCCCCTAACTACTCGTTAATCTTGGCGATCACGTCACCGGAATCATCCCCGGAATCTTCTGGGTCCGTCTCTACAGGCTGACCAGGTGGGGTGTACGTCAGCATGTATTGCCCTGCATTGGCCGAGCGATCGTGCCCGACCGACTCGAAGTGCCACCCGAGCTGGGAGAAAACCGGCTGTCGGACGAGCGCTCGGATTCGCCCCAATAGGGCTTTGCTGGAGCGGGTTTCCTGCCAGCTGCCTGACCCCTTGGCCAGCCAGCCGACGGTGTCGTGGAGCTGGCTGACGGTGAACGGGCCGATCTCAATGGCGCGCGCCTTGAACCGAACGCGCACAGTGTGCACGAACACGGAATCCCCTTCATCTCCGCCCGGGCGCCGGGACCGGTCCTCCTTGATGACGATGGCCCGGTTCCTCAGGTTGACCAGCATCGTCATCGTCGGGTCGTCGTTCACAGCGGACGCCGAGTCCTGCTCGAAGCAGGCGTTCATCCACTCCATGAAGGTGACCCGCGCGTCGAAGTCTTCCTCGTCGACGAGCAGGTGCCCCACCGCCTCGGTGATGGCCAACATGCGCCCGAGCCAGTCGGAGTAGTCCTTCTTGGAGCCGTACAGGTGTCCACACTTCTCGTCGAGCCAGACAATGGCCTCGCGGTACCGCGCCTCGAAGTTCGGCAGGATGTAGACGCTGAACAGCTCCAGGACCGCCGAGAGCATCGCGTCCGCCTTCTCGTCGAGCAGGTCCTCTCGCGTGGTAAAGTCCGCGCGCCCCTTCGTCGTCCAGAAGGCTGAGTCGAAGCCGAACTCGAACGTTCGCCGCAGCTCCTCGGGACGGTGCATGCCTTCGATGGCGGTCAAGGTCAGCGAGCCGTTTGGTAGGAAAACGCGCTCTCCGGCCTCTGTGTAGTACTTGCGGATCTTGGTGGGCTTTCCGGAGGCAGGGACCAGGTAGACCTGCCCGAACCGGTAGCGGTCCTTGGACTCGGCGTTGTCCTGGATCGTGAACGGGCCGCCAGTCGACATGTCGCTGAGCAGGTTCTTCTTGTCGTCGTACTCACCGCCGCCCGAGCCCGGGCTCCCGTAGAGCACGGTGGCCCAGTCGAACGCCGCCGCCGTCTTTCCGGAGCCCTGGGTACCGTAGTGGAATTTCAGCGGGCGGTGGCGGTGCAGCGGCAGCATGCAGCAGAGGTTGAAGACCGTCGACATCAGCCGGTAGTTGGGCTCGGACCCAGTGCCGTCCGGGAGCGCCTGCCCGTCGTGCACCTCCCGCCGAAAGAGCGTCCAGCCTTCGCTCTGCAGGGCGGTCGGAACCACGTCGACCTGCTTCTTTCTGTGGTGCATACCGCGCAAGGTGATGCCACCGGCCCCGTTGTCCTGTGCCTCGACGCGGGGCTTTCGATCGTCTCCGGCCGGCTCGACGCGGATCACCTGGGTGTGCTTGGGGTCGAAGCAGAGGTAGAGCACCTCGGTCTTCTTGTCGTAGCGTCCCCAGTGTGCCTCCGCCTTGTTCGTCCGCGGCCAGGCCTGAATCTTCGTCCGGAGCGCCTGGGTCAGCTCTTTGCCCCGAGGGCTCGACGCGGTGAAGATTTCGACGTGCTGCACGAACCAGTTCTGATAGTCGTCCTCGGCCGTGTCGACGACGTAGGGGTGCCCGTTCAGCACGAAGACAGTCTCGTTAGAGCCGGCGAAGAAGTAGAAGTCTGCAGCCTGGTCGATGAGGTAGCGCAAGACGACCTCCGCCTTGTAGCTCACCTCGACGTCGGAGCGCTGCACGTAGCCGCCAGTCGACTCGGAAATGGCGTGGTAGAGCCCGTACAGGTGCTCGCGCAGCGTGTCGGTCGGTCCGAACTCGGGCACCGGACGTGCTGGAGCACGGGGGCGGTTTTCGCGCTTCTGTCCGACCTCCTCGGTGACATCCTTGACGAAGTCCAGGATCTCCTTCAGACCCCCTCCGTTGGCTCGAATGGCGCAGTTAGGTCGGTTCCAGAGCGTGTCGACGATCTCGTCCTCGGTGAAGTTCTCCTTGGCGGCGACCATCAGCTCGACGGTCTTGCGGTCGAAGTTCTCCTCGGTCGCAGGGATGGGGTGGCCCTTCTCATCCACCCCCAGGTCCACGCGGCCCCGCGACTGGAACATCTTCGTCAGCTTGCTGCCGACGACGCTCAGCTTCTTCTCGACACGCAGCGGAAGTGGGCGATACAGCTGTCGTCGCGTCGGCTGCGAGAGAGCCCTTCCTCTGTGCTTGACGCAGGTCCCCAGAGACAACGGGATGCCCGCAGCAGGAAGCCAGAGCGCCTCATCGAAGCCCGCCCGACCGAAGGTGGACTGCAGGTTTGCCTTCAGGACGTTCAGCCCGTTGTCGAGTTCAGCCTGCGCAGGCCACGGGAACGGCTGGACCGCGATCGACACGTAGCCGTAGGCCGTCCCCTGCGGGGCGGGCACCATCCACACATAGGTGGTTTGCGCCTCCTTCGCGAGCACCTCGGCCAGCCTTCGGGTGTCGACGGTCGGGTCGAGGTCATCCTCGTAGTGGAACTGGTACACGGCGGCACCGAAAAGGTGAGGCTGCACCTTCTTGATCCACGGGCTGGTCTGGTTCGTGACGTGTTCGCTGGCAAAGATGTGCGGGCTCAGCACGGCGTCGCCGTCGCTCTTCGCGGCTTGGGCTGCGGCTTTCACGTCGTCGAAGTATCCGAGACCATTCGCAGTTCGTAGTTCTAGCACACCCACCTCGGGGAATCCGAGGTAGGTCATCAGGTCAAGCACGGTCATGCAGAGGGCTCCATTCTGCAATCCTGGTGCCGCTCCGAGCTGCCACACGGACAATTCCCGGCATGGCACGTCGCATGCAGGAAAACGGGCACGTGCTGACGCCCCGAGGTCAACGTGACGTGCTGGTCCGCTGCACGCCCGGGCAAGCCATGTCCCTCGTGCACGAGGTCCCGGGCGTGGTCTACGGGCAGAACGGCGTCCTCACCACCTGGGACACCGTTCCGCTCGTCTGCGAGCGGATTGGCAAGGACGTGCCAAGCCTGCCAGAAGTGCCCTTGGCGGAGCTGCCAGGCGTCGCGCAGTACCAAGAGCTGGTCGCCGGGCTCGAAGAGCCGCCCCGCACTTACCAAGAGGAGGACGCCGCGTGGCTGGCCAACCGGCCTTACGCCTTCCTCTGTAACCCGATGCGCTGCCTCGATGGCGACACCGAGGTGTTTGTCAACCGTGCAGGTCGAGGCTTCCGGATGACCCTGCGCGAGCTGCACCGCAAGTTCCACGGCGGAGAGACTGCCGGGCGCCGTTGGGACCTGACCATCCCGACCCAGGTTGCGTGCTTCGACGAGGAACGCTCGATCGTCTCGAATCATCTCGTCCAGACGCACCTCGCAGGCGTCAAAGAGGGCTACGAGGTCGTGGTGGGTGACCGCCGCCTGACGGCCTCTGCCGACCACAAGTTCCGCACACCTGACGGCTACGTGGCGCTCCGCGACCTGAAGCCGGGCGACCTGGTGCTGATGCGCGAGCGCGCACCTGCCGAGCGCCAAACAGGACCGCGGAAGAATCCCTATCGTGTCGTCTCGGTCAAGGGACATCCGAACGCTCGCGTGTACGACGTGGAACGGCAAAACCGACCCAATGAGCGCGTCTGGCACGTGCTGAAGCATCGTCTGGTCTACGAAGCCGAAGTCCTCAACGGGATGTCCGTGAAAGACTTTAGCGCCCGCGTGCGCAGAGGCGCCCATATCGGGTTGGTCTGGCTCGACCCAGCCCTGCACATCCACCACAAGGACGAAGACCCGACGAACAATGCCGCGTCGAACCTGGAGGCGTTGACGCCAGCCGAACACAATCGACAGCACGACTCCTCGCACCACGTACTGTTTGACGCCGTGCCACGGCCCATTGAGTCGATCACGCCGGTTGGCGGAGTCGAGATGTTCGACCTGACTCTGGAGTCGCCTTTGAACAACTACGTAGCCAACGGCTTCGTGGTCCACAACTCGGGCAAGACGCTGACCACGCTGCTCGGGGCGATCCTCGCCGGGCACAAGCGCATCCTGGTCCTCTGCCCCGCCATCTCCCGCTTCGTTTGGGGCGACGAGGTCTACAAGTGGTTGGGTCAAGAGTCGCTCATCCTCTCAGGACTCTCATTGTCGCGGGCCCTCCAGTACTGCGGCACGTGCAAGCTCTCCGGTCGGCTGCCCGACGGCTCCCGCTGCCCCAGCTGCAAGCAGCGAAACGGCAGCACGTACGGGTACCACATCCACGAAGTTCGCACCACCGAGCCGCCGAAGGTCGTTGACGTCAACGCGGGCGGGATCCTCTGGCGGTGCCGCAAGCACCACGAAGTCACCTCGCCGTCCAACAAGCCACTGCGCTGCCCGAAGTGCCGCGAGGAGCTGCGCGACATCCTGCAGAACGTCGAGGTCATCGTCGCCAACTACGACATCCTCTCGGGCAAGGGCTACGCGAACAAGCGGGGCCGCGTCGAAAAGCGCGATGACCTCCCGGGCTGGGGGCAAGCGTTGTCGCTGCTCGACTTCGACCTAGCGATCATCGACGAGTCCCACACCCTCCGCGCTTTCGACACGACCGAGAAGAAGCGCGGCAAGATGATGTACGACCGCGTCCGGGACATCGTTGCGCGGGTGCCAAACGTCTGGATGGTCACCGGAACCCCGATTTTCGGCATGGTCCGCGATCTATACGGGCAGCTCGAAGTCGCCACCCACGGCCTCGTCGGGGACGGCCGCATGTGGACCGAGCGCTACTGTGCGGGTCACGTCGGCCCCTACGGATGGGAGGCGACCGGGCGCTCGAACGAAGAGGAGCTGCAGGCTCGCCTGAAGCCCATCCTCGTGTCTCGGCCGCGCTCCGAGATCCTGGAGTACATGCCGCCGAAGCTCCGTCGCGTCGTCTACATCGACAACGACAAGCCGGTGCGCCGCAAGTCCACCGGTTCGGCCGCGGGCACCGTGGCCAAGCTCATCGACGCCATCGCGCCGCTGAAGCACGACGTCATCATCGACAACGTGCTCTCGGAGATGAACGAAGGTCTGAAGACCTACGTCCTGACCTTCCGCCCGAAGCACGCCGAGCGGATCGCGAAGCTGCTGCAGAAGAAGATGAACAGCCGCAACTGGCGGCAGCAGATGAATAAGAACAAGGCGGAGGTCTTCTTGGGGCAGACTGCCAAAGGCGTCGACCCAAAGCGCCGCCGGGAGCTGGCCAAGGCGTTCTGCGACCACAAAGGCGCCGGCGTGTTCATCGCGACGATCCGCTCGATGCCCGGCTCAGTGTCTCTGAAGGGCGTCGCAACCGTCCACATGGCGGACTTCGACACTTCGCCCTCATCCATGGAGCAGGCCGAGGACCGAGGCTACGAGCCAGGGGTGCCCGGGTACTCCATCACCCACTACGTGGTGAAGAACTCGATCGACGACGACCTGGCCCAGGTTGTGCTCCCGAAGTTCGAGACCAAAGACCGAATGCTGAAGGACGAGAACGCGCAAAACGTACTCGAAGCCTTCCGCTCAGAAGAGGAGACGTGCGACGAGGTCATGGCGCGCCACACCGCACACTTGAACACTAGCGCCGACGAAGGCGACGATTGGATGTAACATCATGGCCCAAGACCTGAAGAAGTACCGAGCCTGGTGCCGTCCGTTCATGCGGTACACCATCATCCGGCGGCCCTTCCTCGTCGTCACCGGGCTGGTCTTTCTCCCCATCTACGTGTTCGTCCTCGGGTGGTCGGAGGGCCGACGGGAATTTGCTGACCAGTGGCGGGAAGCTTGGTGATTAGGTCGCCGGTTACCTAATCAACTTGCCAAGTTGGACATGGCACGCTGCGTGCAATAGGCTCGGACGATGCCTCACCCGGCCTTGAAAGTCCTCACCACTGAAGGCCACGGAGCTTCCAAGCGAGGAAGTCACCAGTTGGCATCCGTCTTCCAGTGCCCCCGCAAGTGGTACCTCCGGTACCGCAAGGGCGTCCGGGAGAACGAAGACAAGGAGTTCCGGATGGGCGGCACCCTTGGTCATCTCGCCATCGCCCACCGCTACGCCGAGCGCATCATCGAGCAGGGCATCTGGCCCGAGCCTACGTGGTGGGATGGGCGCTCCATCGACGACGCCTTGGAGACCGTCGGTGAGGGCTGGCCGCAGCTCATCCCGGTCGCTCGCGAGCTGTATGACGCCTACCCCGCGCACTGGTGGCACGGCTCCATCGCCGAACCCTGGGAGCCCGTCGCCGTCGAGGAGCAGTTCTACGCTCGCCTTGGCGACTTGGCACCCTTGCCCGACGGAGAGGACGACCCGTGGGCCGACGAGATCGTCACCTGCGGTACCGACCTCGTCGTCCGTAACACCATCACCGACATGATCTGGATCCCGGACCACAAGTCGAAGGGCTTCGACCCGTTCGGCCGGTCCTCCACGCCGCGCATGGAGCCCTGGCGCCGCGACGGCGAGCAGTACACGATCCATTGGCAGGCGCTCGTCAACCTGCTCATCGTCCGACGCGCCTTCCCTGACAAGGTGGTGGGCGGCTTCATCATTAATCGCTTCACCCGCAAGAAGCCCTTCATGTTCGACCGCTACACGCTCCACGTTTCTCCGCGCGTGTACGCCGAGGCGCCCGCGCAGATCCGCCGCGCTGTCATGGAAGAGGCGCGCATTGATGGCATGGTCGCTGCAGGTGAACGTCCCGAACCCAACTACTGGGCTTGCCATGGCAAGTACGGTTGCTGTGACTACATCGAATTGTGCAACGCAGACGACGAAGAACAGATGAACCGAATCTTGTCGGCCAAGTTCATGGTTGTGTGACCAAAAGGAGAAAAAAGAAAATTGGCTGACATCAATTCATTCATTCTGTACGGGCACGCGGGGGTCGGTAAGACGACCATCGCAGCCCGTGTCATGCCGGACGCCCTGTGGGTCGTCACCCGGGAATCCAACCTGGGTGGCTACAACACCTGGGTCCGGGGAGAGGGCGCAGCGGAAGCCGCGTCCTTGGGTCTGCGCCAGATCATGTCTCGCAAGGAGTGCGAGAAGAGAGGCGTCGACCCGAACACCTGCAACACGGCCGTGGTGCAGGTCCCGCGGATGCTTCCGCAGACTGACAACAAGGGCAACGTGTCCATTCAAAAGACGGACGTCCGCGAGTTCATTCGAACCATCGTGGGCGAGTACGTCGTGAAGGCACAGAAGGGCGAGACCAAAGCCCGCGGCATCGTCTTCGACGAGTTGTCGATTCTTGCCAAGTGGGTCTACGACATGATCAAGGAGCGTGAGCGAAACGGCTTCGAGGTCATCGCGCAGATCAAGGAGTGGGTCGGAGAAATGTGCGAGATCAGCACGATGTCCGGCCTTCCGATGGCCTTCTTGTGTCACTCCAAGGACACCACCTTCTGGGAGGACGGCCCCAAGAAGGGCAAGGTCAAGTACAAGGGCGGACCAGCTATGCCTGTTGGCACAATGATTGCTGATGTCTGCGCGTTGCCAGACGCGGTCCTCCAAGTGGACCTCGAAGAGACTGGCATGGACTCGTCGACACGAGTCATCCGAACCGAAGCGCATCCCCGTTGGGAGCGCAAATGTCGAGTGTGGGGTGTCGAACCCACGATCGAACCTGACCTTCGACCGTTGCTGACGAAGGCTGGGTGGAACTTCCAAACAGCAGCGTAAAAAGGAAAAAACACGATGAGTGATTCGCAGAACATCAACTTCGGAGACTTCGGGGGCTACACCCCGTACGACGGCGACGGCGCCGCAGCGCTTCTTCCCTTCGACGGATACGTGTCCGTCAAGGTGAAGCGATTCAAGACCGTCATGACGAAGGGCGACAGCCCCAAGCCGATGGTCAAGCTCACCCTGAAGGTGGCCGACCAGGACCTGCCGCAGCACACGATCTACGCGCAGGCCTTCACGGGCGGCAAGGACCGAAACGAAGAGAACCTGAACCGGCAGTTCGCCGACGTTCTCGTTTCCTTCGGTCTCTTCACGGCGGAGAGCCTGCAGGCCGAGGCCTCGAAGGGCACCGTCAAGACCGTCGACGAGCTGGTCAACGAGATCATCACGCGTGACCTCACTGGCTTCGTCGAGATCCAGGCGGACACCTACCAGGGCAAGACGTCCTCGAAGGTGAACAACTTCGTGACCCGCGCCGTGTTCGAGCGTGAGGTGAACGGTGGAACCCACCGTAAGCCCCACGGCCTGAGCGCGGGCGGTGCCTCGCAGTCGAACGGAGCTTCCCAGCAGGCCGCCAGCGGCATGCTCAGCGGGGTCATCTGACCCACGCTCCACGACTTCGTGCCTTCGGCACTCGCCGCGGGGCGCGTTGTCAGTCCGGAGTACCGCCCACCGTACTTCCGCGCACGCGCGGAAGTACGGTGGGCTCTTGCCCGAGCGGGTGGCGTGGGAAGCCACTGAAGTGCCAAGTCACGGTGCCATCTTCCCAGACGAGCAGGTTCGAATCCTGCCTCGGGCTAATCCATGACCAACCTCCACACCTTCCTAGCCGAGCACAAAGCGGCCATGGACCGTGGGGCGAAGTGCACGGAGTGTCCCCTCTTCAAGAAGCACGTCGAAGACGGCCAGGGCCGCGGCCCCGTCATGGGCGAGGTCACCCGCAACAGCAAGCTGGTGGTCATCGGCGAGGCGCCCGGCAACCGTGAGGTCGAAACCGGGCGGCCCTTCATGGGCGCCTCGGGTCGCATCCTGAACGGGCAGCTCATCAAGGGCGGGCTCGACCGAGAGCAAAAGGGCGACGTCTCGGTTACCAACACGATCCTCTGTCAGCCTCCCGACGACTTCGAGGCGTACGAGGACAAGCTCCGGGCCAAGGCCAAGACCGCGGGCAAGGAAGTGGTACTCCCGACCCTGTGCTGTGCACCTCGCCTCGAACGGGACATCCGTGAAGCCAACGCCCCGGTCGAGTACGCTGTCGGACGCCAAGCTCTCGCCGCTTTGGCCCGCCATCACGGCGTCCCCTACGGCAAGGAAAAGAAGAAGCGCGAGCGCGGTGACATCTCAATTGCGAACCTCCGCAAGCAGCACGGCGCCCCTATCCCTGTCCGTCCCATCGGGCATCCCGAAGGGGCCAAGACCCTCATCGCCTCCTACCATCCCGCCTACGCCATGCGCGGCGCGAAGGCCTGGATGCCGGTCATCAAGACGGTCATCAAGCGAGCCGCCCTCATCGCCGGTCGCGGAGGCGCGATCGACTGGCAAAAGCCGAAGTACAACCTGGCGCCGACCATCGACGAAATCGAGGAGTTCGCCCGAGAAGCTTTCGATACCGACCGCGTTGTCATGGTTGACATCGAGACCGGCCCGTCACGTCCCGGAGCGGACGACGGCGGCTCGATTCAGACCTGCGCGCTTCGCACCGTCGGCTGGGGCTTCCGTCGTGAGACAGGCGAAGAGGTCATCATGGTCGTGCCCTACCGGGACATGGCCGGCGACCCGCTTTGGTCTGGGGAGCAGTGCGAGCGCGTCGACGCCGCCATCCGGCTGGTGATGGACAAGTGCAAGCTCGCTGGGCAGAACTTCAGCTTCGACTCCGCGGTGCTCTTGCGTCTCGGGCTGATGACGGACCGCAAGAAGCGATGGGCCGACATCATGTTGGCCCACCACGACACGGACTCCAACGACCTTCCTCACGACCTTGGGTTCATTATCTCGGAGCACTTCGAGGCGCCGCACCACAAGGCGGACGTCGACCACAAGTCGGTCAACAACGTCGACTACGGCATGCTCTGCGAGTACAATGGTGATGACGTCCTGACCCAGCTCCGCTGCCTGGAAGCCGTGCTGACCCGCATCTCGCAGCTGGGGACGGTCGAGCAGTACAAAACCGACACGAAGATCGCACCTGTCGTCCGCGACATGGGCGACCTGGGACTGGTCATCGACGAGCACGAGCGTCAGCGCCTCGCGGGCGTCCTGACCGAGCGCATCGACTACTTCCGCTCGAAGTTCCGCTTCGAGGTCGCCATGATGTTCGTGAGCCCTCAGGAGGCCGCGCGTGTCGAGGCTCGCCTGAAGCAGATGGCAGCGGACTGGCGCAACCGTCCCGACTCGGAGGTGGCCGCAGCCTGGACCCGCGCCTACCAGAACTACGCCTTGGACAAGGGCTACGGTGAGTTCAACCCGAACTCGGTCTACCAGCTCCGAGACCTCCTCTTCGACAAGCTCAACCTGACGCCGATCCTGAACACGGACGGCTACGAGTTCGACGACGAGGCGGACGACGACCCGTCCACGGGCCAAGCGGCCATCCTGAAGCTCCTGGAAAAGTACGACCACATCCAGGGCTTCTGCGACGCTCTGCTGGAGTACCGCGCCTACAGCAAGCTCTACGGCACCTACGTCGCTGACAAGAAGGGCCGCATCAAGGACGTCGACTGGACGAAGTGGGGACTGCCGCCGAACGCCGCGAAGCGGATCCTCCACACGGTCTACAAGGTCCACGTCATCCCGTCGGGACGTCTGTCGACCCAGCCTGCGATCCAGAACTGGCCGGCTGTCGGCAAGGCCTCGATGCGCACCATGGTCGTCGCACCTGACGGGCACTGCATCGTTGGTGCCGACTACGACCAGCTCGAACTCCGCATCTACGCGGTGGTCGCCCAGGACCAGCTGCTGCTCCAGGCCTTCTCGGAGAAGGACAAGCACGGCGCACCCATCGACCCACACTCCCTGAACGCCGCGGCGCTCCTCGCCGACACCGAGGGCGAAATCTGGGACCAGTACTACAAGATCAAGTACGACATGACCGACAAGGAGCGGAAGTACTGGAGGACCGTAGCAAAACGCTTCTGCTACCTGGAGACCTACGGCGGCGAAGAAGACAAGCTGTTCTCGACCATGGCCGCGTCCCGCAACAAGGCGACGGGCAAGCGAGACTTCCCGAATCTGCAGCTGAAGGACGTCGAGACCTGGCACAAGCGCTGGCACAAGCTCCATCCCGAGACCAAGAAGTGGCAGGACAACTGCAAGTACATCGCCTACAACCGGGGTCACGTCCGCGTCGGGACGCTGGACTACAGAGCGCGTTTCTGGCCGGGCGGCATCGACAAGAAGAACGCGCCGCCCAACCACACAATCCAGGGCTTCGCGGCGAGCATCGCCAACAAGGCGCTCATCGACCTGAACGAAGCCATCCCCTACCGAGCGTGGTCGCCGGTCTCGGGCATCAACCTGCAGATCCACGACTATATCGGCGGCTACGTCCCGCGTGACCGAGCCTGGGAAGCCAAGGGGATCATCGAGGAGTGCCTGAGCTACGAGTTCAAGGGAATGAAGTTCACATGCACCGCCGAATCGTCGTACCGGTGGAGCGACCAGGGCTAGCTCTGGGGTTGACAGACTCCGGAAACGGCTTTTAGGGTGCCTGCCGTGGCGAAGTTCCTGAACGAGAACCTCCACAACGCGTTCCATGCGTGGTTTCACCTGGCGGAGGTGCCGGGCATCACGGAGTTCCTTCAGGCGCGCCTGGACGACCCTGGACTGTCTGAGTTCGACCGACACGGGGTCACCTGCCTACTCGGCCGGTTGAGAAACCTCGACCGACAGGTGACCGAGTTCCAGTCGCTCTACGACCCTGCAGAGGACTTCGACCCGCCGCAGGACGTCATGGACCAATTCGAGAAGATGAACCCCGGCAAGCCGGTCTTCGAGACCGTCGACGGGAAGAAACGCCTCAGCTACCCCCTGGCCCGGGCGCTCTTGCTGGTGCACGTCAGCGTTGACATCGAGCAGCTCCACGCCTTTCAAGACCGGCTCGCCTATGGCGTTCCCAGCAACGTCAAGCCAGAGGACCTCAACTGATGGAGTGGCTTGCTCTGCTCGTGGTCATCCCGGCCGCGTGGCTGCAGCTGCTCCTCCACGAGGGAGCACACGCCGTGGCCGCACGGATCCTCGGCTGCACGGTCACGGCGTTCGTGCCATGGCCGCACGTCCTCGGACGCGACTTCTACTTCGGACGGGTGTCTTGGCGCTACCCGACCGACCCTCCGCTGACCGACGACCAGCGCGCACACAAGCGCCACGTCATCGCGCTCGCGCCAACCTTCGTGTCGCTCGTGCTGCTCATCGCGCTGGTTCTGACGTCGCTCGCGCTGCGCCTTGCCGAGATCCAGTCCATTGCCGCACACGCGGTGCTCTGGTCCTTCGGACTGTGCGCCTCTGTGGACCTGGGCCGGAATCTGCTCTACCGCTGGTTTGGTGGCGCGCGACGCGACATCAACAAGACCCGACTGCCTGACGCCTTCGTGGCGCTCTTGCTGGCACACGTCGTGCTGTCATTCCTCATCATGACACTCGGACTGATCTGGAGACCTGTATGACCCCGACACCAATGATCCGCTACACCCTCGCCAAAACCAAGGTCCGCAACACCCAGAACGGAGCGACGGTCCTGGGCGTCTGCACCGTGCTGCTGGTCCTGCTGGGCTACTGGCCTGTGGCTCTGGTCGCCGCGGCGGGTGCAGGCTTTATGTTGTGGCGCCGCAACGCCTACGAGTACGAGGCGCGTCTGCACCACCGAGAGTATCTGGCGCAGGCTTCAGGTCGTCTGCGACGCGTGCACCGATGATCTCGACCGCCGTCGCACTCCTGCTCTGCTACTTCGTGGTGGAGTTCGTCATGTTCTCGCCGGCTCGCACGTTCCAGGGCATCGTGGTGCGCTCGAACGTCCACGCGGCCTGCATCTTCATCGTACTCTTCCTGGAGGCCGGCGCCGCGCTCTGGCACGCGATCCCGGCCACCTTGCTGGTCGGGGTGCTCTACGTCTTCGTCGAGCATGATGTCATGCTCTTTGCAGCGTCCCGCGAAGTGAACCGAGGACTCATTGGCATGACGCAGTTTTGCCACGTCCTTCCCCTTGCCATTCTCTCGCATCTCGTGTGAGGTCCAACGCCATGACAAAGTCCCCTACCGCCGTTCGCTTGATCACAGAGCCCACCATCACCGTCCTCGCCGAGATGTCGCTCAACCGCGACGGCATGAAGGACTTGATGGCCTGGACCGCGGACTACGTCCCCGACGCCCTGCCTGAGAACACCCAAGTGTCGCCCTATGTGCTCTTCCCTCACGGCGGCCTCTCGGAAGGGCACGCGCGCGACTACACCGGCAACGAGCTGCTCGTCGAGTTGGCCGGACGCAAGTGCCTTGACGGCGCTACCGAAGTGCTCACGAAGGCAGGCTGGGTCAGCTTCCCCAACCTGCAGCAGGGTGTCGAAGTGGCGACGTACAATACCACGTCCGGGCTCATCGAGTTCCAGACACCTACAGACTACATCAAGAAGGTGCACCACGGCACAGTCTACACAATCGAGTCTAGGGCACTCTCGCTGCGCGCGACGGGTGACCACGAACTGTGGAGGGAGAAAGGTGGTGTGTGGGCTTTTCAGGAAGCGCAGGAGCTGCTTGGGAAGCGGTACAGGGTGCAAAGAGCAGCTCTGTATGCGGGCCAGCCGGATGCGCCTGTTTCGGAGCTGTGGAGTGTTCCGCAGGGCGCAGCGAACGCGTGGGCGACCTTCTTGGGCTTCTATTTGTCAGAGGGGACACTCGTGGACGGCAAGCGATACGGAACTGGGAGTCGAGTGACTCTCTATCAGCGCCCCGAGACTGCAGGCCCCATCCTGTCGGCGGTCGCAGCGTTGGGATTCGAGCCTTACATTAAAACGGACCCGCGAAACGGTGTCTTGCACATCACCGTCAACAATACAGCTCTTGCTGAAGCTCTCTCGCCGCTGGGTCACGGCGCCGCTGAAAAAGCGCTGCCCATGGAGGTTTTCGACTGGCCGATGGGCCGGCGCGCAATGCTCCTTGACGCTCTGATGGCCGGGGATGGCACTTTGCAGGGCAAGCAGCGAGTCTACTCGACAGTGTCCCCGAAACTCGCCGAGGGTGTACAGCGCCTCATCTTGCTCTCGGGAAGACCCAGCTCGATCTCAACGGTTTTTCCCAAGGATCGTCCAGCCTCGTTTCGCTCGAATTTGCCTGTTCATCGCGTGCGAGAAGGTACACAGACCTTCGTGACTGTGAACAACAAGACGCGGCACGACGCGACAGAGGAAGCAGCGGGGGAGGCCTTCTGGTGCGTAACGGTGCCGAATCGAACTCTGCTTGTCCGGCGGAGAGGAAAGACAATGATCGTCTCCAACTGCTACAATTCCTTCGGGAAGAAGGCCGGCCGCAAGACGAACGGGTCCTACATCGCGAACCTGCTCGGCGGCCCTGGCAAGATCCCTCACGCTTCGGTGCTCTATCACGCCAAGATGACCTTCTTCTTCGGCGGCCTGTCGCGGCGTGTGAGCCACGAACTCATCCGACACTACGTCGGTGCGGACCGGACCGAGGAAGGCTGCCCGAGCCAGGAGTCGACGCGCTATACCCACCACCCGGGGCACTTCACGGTGCACCCACGCCTCCTCGACAACGACACGGACATGCCGCTGGCGGCTGTCGAGTACTTTCGGGAGGCCATGCAGTCGGCCTACGACTCCTACCTGAACTTCATCAACGACGAGACCGAGGCACACTATCAAGAACACGGCGAAGCCCCGAAGGGCATGGACCGCAAGCGCATCTACGAGTGCGCGGCGCAATTTCTCCCAGGCGCAGCCGCGACGTCGTTCATCTGGACGACCAATCCGATGGCCCTCCAGAAGATGTTCGACGAGCGATGCGACAACGCCTCCGACCTAGAGATCCAGCGCTTCGCCAAGAAGCTCCGTTCCCTCTGCTACGACCGCTGGCCCAACCTCTTCCGCGCGTCCAACCCGGAGGTGCCCCTTGTCTGACCGCGTGCGGCGCGGCGCAGCGGCGTGGCTCGACCCGCTTTTCGTCAGCTGGCTACTCACATGAAACGCAAGCCCAAGCTCCCCAACTTCCAAGAACTGATGTCGTTCCTGAACGACTTTTCCGACCTGGCCGACATCGTCTCGCGAATCAACGGAAAGCCCAAGACCAAAGATTGGCTCGCTATCGCGATGAAGTCCGGCACAGTCGGTCAGCGCGTCTACGACCGTGCCCGCAATCTCTGGGTCATCCAAGAACAGAAGAAGATTATCGGCTGGAAGTCCAAGACCGCCTGGAACCGTCCGCTGCAGAACATGCGTAGCGTTGGCCGTCTTGTCCGGAAGGAGTCTGAGGCCGAGAAAGAGTCTGTACTCGCTGTCCGCCTCGTGCTCGACCGCAAGCACCCGATCATCTTGAACAAGATGACGGAGCCGGGCGAGCTTTACTACCGCCCAGAGGATGAAGACACAATCAGGCAGGTGATTCAAGACTTCATCTGGGAGAGCGGCTTTGTTGTAACAACTCTCCGTCCACAGGACACATACAAAGTTGACCCTGGCATTGAGCGTGAATGCGAGCGCGAGCTGGCTTCGCGGATTCAGAAGTATCGAGACGCCGGCGAGACCCGTGTCTTCATGCTCAAAGGCCTACCAGGCACAGGCAAAACTGAATCCTGCGCACGTGTCTGCAGCAACATGAAGCTGCGCACGTTCACGGCTCCGGCTGGCGCCCTACAAACTTACGCTTTCAGTACGGCGGTGAACTGTGGTGCGGAAGCCGTCATCGTGGACGACCTCGACTGGGCCAATAAGGACGACATGGCTGACACGTTGGACCGGCTCTCGTCTCTACGCCGCATCTGTCCGCTCGTTCTCGTCACGGCGAACACGGTCAAGGGATTACCGGACCCCATGCTTCGACCCGGACGCATCGACGAAATCATCGAGTGGCCAGGCTGCACCCCGGCGGAGCTGGAAGCCCTGGGCGCTCCAGCCGAGTGCGAAGGCTGGCCTATCGCGTCGGTGCAGGAAGCCGTGAAGCGCATCCGCATCGAGGGGCGCGTCGACCTCAAAGAGATCGAGACCCGCATCGGTGAAGATGAGCCGGTCAGCCGCCGCGGCGCGCGCAAGTCAGGACGCCCGGGCGGCTACGTGTCGGGCGGCCCGCAGAACGGACTCATCGAGGACGACGACCCCGCGGTCCAGAAGATCGGACAGCTGCTATCCAACACGCGGCCCGAAGACGGGCAGAAGGACCCGCACTTCACCCAACCCATAGCCAACGGGAGCTACAAGCCATGAGCATCAGCTACAAGCGACGAAAGAAGAACCGATACCAGGAGCGCCGGCGCATTGAGCGGGACCGCCTCGCCGACCAGCTGGGGCCCTTCTTCGAGCGCTGGGGGCCTGATGCTCCTTCGCCGCGACTCGGTCGAAAGGCGCGCGAGCCCTTGACCGGGAAGACCGCAGTCATCGACGCCTGACCCGGCCTGCTTCTTGCACGCCAGGTGACACATGACAACCTCGCCTGAAGAACTCCTGGTCGGGGCCGCGGACGCCCTCGGCGACCCCGACCGGGACCTCTGCAAGGGCTACATGGCCCTCGGCTACAGGAAGGAGCCCGACGACCCCGCAAAGCCGGGCAAGGTGGGCGAGGTCTACCCCTGGGGCAAGAACTGGAAGGTGACCGCGTTGACCCCGCTCGGGGCCATCTGCTTTGCAGCCCAAAAGCCTCCGTCGGACTCGGCGGTCCAAGAGGCCTACCGAATCCTGCATCGCATCCTGCGTGAGACTGACCCGCGGTACCCGCCTGAGACGTGGGCGGACCAAGAGCACGTCACCAAGCAGGAGGTTGTTGACATCCTCCGGAAAGCTGCAGGATGGTGACGCCCATGCCTGACCTGGGGTCCATGACCATCGACGAGTTCGAGGAGCGCGCCAAGCGTGACTTGGAGGCGTTCTGCAAGCACGCCCGCGAGGAGATCGCTTCCAACAAGGAAGGCTACGACACGGACGCTGACGGGCACTTCCGGATGAGCTACGGCGCCTACCACGAGTGGTGGGTCACCTCCCCCCTCCTCGATGAGGAGGGTGACCATGCCGACTGAGCCGCCCCCGCTCCCCCAGCGTCAGCTCTGGTCAGTCGCAGTCCCCTTGCGCAGCGTGCTTCCGGGGTTTGCGTGTCGGCTGGCGAAGCGCATCGACGAGCGCTGCACGTACATCGAGGACCAACAGGTCCTCGTCGATGACGCATGGCGAATGCAAGTGGTCGACGTGGCCATGACCGCACGTGACATCGAACGCTTCGCCCACGCGCTCCGTGAGCATGCTCGGCAGGAGGCCGTCGTGTACTGGCTGAAATCACCAACCTTCAACGTGGCGGTGCGCTGACATGAATTACTACAGCGTGCGCATCAACGGCGCGTCCGGAACTTTCCAACCTTACGACGACATTCGCGAAGCCTGGCTAGCACGTGAGCCGGACGCACAGATTGAAGGAAATGGCGGCGCGTAGTGGAGTGGAGTGAGCAGCAGAAGGCCATCTTCAAGGCCACTTCGAACCGTGACCGAAACCTGGTCGTGCGGGCGCGCGCAGGTACAGGCAAGACGACCACCGCTATCGCAGCGCTGGAGCACGCTCCGCCGGGCGGCAAGGTCATCACCGCCTTCAACCGGCATATCGCCGCCGAGCTGAAGCGGCGCGTCTACAACCCCGACGGCGACATCGACGTGAAGACGCTGCACGGTCTCGGGCTCGCGACCATCGGGCGGACCTTCGGCCGAGGCATCGAAGTGGACCCCGACAAAGGCATTCAGATCGCCCGCAAGGTGGCCGCCACCGTCCCGGAACCCAAGGACGACGAAGCGCGCCAGGTGTACAAGGAGCTGCCTCGTGCCCTGAAGCACCTCGCAGGTCTGTTCAAGAACGCGCAGCCTGCAGACCTGAAGGAGGCGCGTCGTATGGTCTACGCCTTCGACTGCTACAACCAGCACTTCCCCGCGTCGCAGATGGCCGAGCTGGCAGCACGTTGTCTGCAGCTCGCAGCGCAGGAGCGCTATCGCATCGACTACGACGACATGATCTACTTCCCGAGGAAATTCAACCTCGTCCCTGCGCCGCACTCCCTGGTCGTCATCGACGAGCTGCAGGACATGAACCGCGGACAGCTGCACCTTGTCCTCGGAGCCGGGCGCCGGATCATCGCCATCGGCGACGAAAAGCAGGCCATCTATCGCTGGCGCGGGGCTGACTCAAAAGCCATGAAGAGGGTCATCGAAGCGCTCGACGCCGAAGTCTTGCCGCTCTCGACGACCTACCGATGCGACCGTGCCATCGTCGAGTACGTGAAGACCACGCTCTTCGGACTCGGGGACTTCCAAGCCAGAGACGACGCAGGCGACGGTAAGGTCTACGAGGTCGAGCATGACGAGCTAGACCCGAGGCCGGGCGATTACGTCCTGTCGCGCTGGAACGCGCCCCTCGTACGCCACGCGCTCGATGCGGCCAATGAGGGCCACAAGGTCTGCGTGGTGGGCTCCGACATCGCCAAGCGTCTGAGTGGTATGCTCCGGGACTCGAAGCTTCAGGACCCTGGGCAGGTCCCGGCGTGGGCCACCGAGCAGGCGAACGGTGAGGCGGAGACCATGCGGGAGGAGGCTCGGGACGACCAGATCCCGGCGATGCTCGACCGCTACTCGGTGCTCATGTCGATGTCCGAGCACGCGACCTCGATGTCACATCTGCGGACCATCATCAGGACGCTCTTCACCGACACCCCTTCAGGCCGCGCGGTCACCTTCTCAACCGTTCACAAGGCCAAAGGCCACGAGCGCGACCGCGTCTGGCTCTTGATGGAGGGCATCAAGGAGCCTGGCAAGAACGAGGAGGAGGACAACATTCACTACGTCGCGGCGACCCGAGCCAAGCACGAGCTGGTTCTGGTGCAGCCTCGCCCCAAGGTCCCGGGCCGTGACTGGTCCTTGTTCCACGACCCTGAGGAGTTCTGACTCATGTTTCGCATCCGCGCCCGCCACTGGAAGCAGGTGGCCAAGAAGTACCGAACCCACGCCCGAGACCTTGGCATCCTCCTGTCGCGTATCGACCCGAAGGTCGCCATTCAGGAGATGCAGTTCACGGCCAAGACGGGACTGTCGATGGACATGCGAGGCAGGTGGCTGGCAGGCTTCGTCTTCATGTTCGAGGACCTGTTCGAAAACCAGCCTGATGAGGTCAACTACTTGGAGATGGAGATGGGCGACCGAAAGCGTGGCATGTACCGTCTCGGGCTCACGCGCCCTGGCAAGCCGTCAGCGCACCAACGTCTTACTGCTCTCCTTGATGAACTCCGCGAACTCCGCGACCCCAACTACGGCTGGCTGGAGGACGACGTGCAGGCGCTCATCGAGCGGTACTCGCCACCGAAGGACGCGAAGTCCTGGACCGCGCAGGACGTCGCCCGCGAGCGTGCGCAAAAGAGCATCGCCGCCGGCGGACCTGGCACGCCCAAAGACGGCCTCGGAGCCCACCGTGACTGAGGTGCTCTACCCCGACACCCGAGACGCAGCCTTCCGCGAGGCGCTCGAAGCGCTGACGGGCGTGAAGGTTCCCAAGCATATCCGCTACGCGCCCCGAGACGAGGCGCAGTACGAAGAGCTGATGGAGCTGATCGGCGAGCCGCCGAAGGTGCCATGGGCCACGACGACGGGCGTCATCTGTGCCGCGGAGAGCGTCGTCGAAACCGCCGTCGAAAACGGAAACATCAAGTAGCCCGTTCGTCCGCTGACGGGTCTGTGCTTCACGGACGATAAAGGCGGAGGAAGACCCTGAAACGCCGCCACCGAGCTGCGTCTACTGTGCACACTCAGTTCAAAGATGCCAACTGTGAGCTGGCCCATAGTTCTTGGGCCACGTCTTGGAGCACGCGGGGCTCGCCCAGCTCGTAGCCGAACCACCGCTTCCACACCCCCACCACGATGCAGTGCACGTCGTCGAAGCACTCCGGTGGCGTGTTCAGCAGCAAGAGTGCGATCTCGTTCACTTCGGGGTCGTATTCGTCCATCGGTGCGCCTAGCGCCAAGAGTCGCTCAGGGTCATGCTCGTTGATGACACGTCGGACAAGGGATCGCATGGCAGGAGTCTTGCATCGTCGTCTCGCCATGCCAACAGCCTTTGAGTCTCTTCGCTCGAACGTGAAGGGGCCGCTCGACATCAAGCTCGGTCCCTACACCTGCATCACGGGCGGTAACCGTCTCGGGAAGTCCTCCATCCTGGACACGATTCGACTCGCCGTCACCGGGAAGCATCCGGTGGGCGCGCATCCCTCGGACCTTCTGGAGTTGGCACCTGAAGGCGCCGACCAGCTCTTCGCGGAGCTTGCGGGGCCGAGTGGCCGGCTCGTGTGGCGGATGGACATCCACCAAGGCAAGGCGCGGCGCTCGAAGGGCGTGATGGGCGAAGGTGAGTTCGGAACGCTCACGGCGGACCAGCGAGCGGGCATGTTGGTCCTCGACCACAACGCCATCTCGGAGTTCGGGGCTGAGCGCATGCGCCGCGCCGTCATGACACGCTTCGGGACTCTGGACGCTATCAAAGAGCCTGCCGGCCTGAACGAGGCGCAGCGGACGCTCTGGGACGAAGCTGTCCAGGCCAACCAAAAGGGTGACGCCGCCGAGCGACTGGGCGCCATGCAGAAGTGGTTCAAGTCCACTGCGAAGTCGAAGGGTGACGAGGCCAAGAAGAAGGAGCACACCGTCGACACGCTCCGTCAGCACACGGCGGACGTCGGAGGGGCTGACGTCCTCGCGGCGTTGGAAAGTCAGCTTGCAAAGGCGAAGGCGTACGAAGACGCTCAGGAAGCGCGCACCCGACGTGAGGAAAAGCGCTCCGAGTTGGAGGATGTCAACGCGCGCATCCGCGACCTGGAAGCTGTTGACGTCGACGGAATCCGCGCCGAACTCGCCCAAGCGAAGCAAGAACTCGAAGAGGCAAATGCGGCCTTGACGCGAGGTCGTGCGCTTGCCACGTTGCTCGAACGCGCTGAGGATTCCTGCCCCGTCTGTGGAACCGAAGGTGTTGACCTGAACATGATCCAAGCAGCCCTTCAAGACGGCATCACGCTGCGCCAGACCCAGGTCGAAGCGTCCGCCACAAAGCAGCGCACGCTCACACAGCGCCTGCCGGACGCTGAGCTTTCGAAGGTTCGGCAGGAGCGCTCGAACATCGAAGCCGAGCTGCGTCGCCTCGACGGCGAAATGCCCGAGTACTCCGGCCCTACGTCCCAGGAGCTTCAGTCCAAGGTCGACCTGATCCGCGACGCGCAGAACAACAAGCAGCGCCTCGACATCGAGACGGAGGCGATGCACCGATTGCTCGACGAGCAAGCGGTGGCCAAGCTGTTGGAACGCCAGGTCACCACGATGCTCAGCTCGTACCTACAGGAAGTCCGGACGTCGGCTGAGGCGGCCGTGAACCGCTACATGCCGCAAGGCTTCCAGACCGAACTCCGCGTGACCGACACGGTCTGCGAGTGGCGCATGGTCGGCTCGGACGACCGTTCACACAAATCCGGAGCCTATTCGGGCTCTGAGGGCGGAAGCCTGGCCTTGGCCCGCGCGCAGGCGTGGGGTGAAGGTGCCGCGTTCAAGCTCGTCCTTCAGGACGACACGGACCTCGGCGTCTTCGACAAGCCCCGGCTTCAGTCTGTCTTCGACAAATTCAAAGCATCCGTCGAGGAAGGCCTGCTCGACCAGGTCATCCTCGTTTGGAACCGTCCCGACGAAGTCCCATCGGACTGGACCGTCGTTCATCTTGGAGAATAACTTGGTAGCAGTTGCAGCACACGCCGCCCCCGCGCGGCCGATGGGGCTCTTTGCCCTCAACCTTCATACGCAGGAGTTCCAGCTGGACCCTGGATTCCTGGCCGACTACGCCAGTCGTCCGGTCAACTGGGGGCCCGTCGGCTACGTGGTCTACAAGCGCACGTATGCGCGGTTCCAGGACCCGAAGCGTCCAGGAGGCGCGTTCCGTCTCACGCCAGTCGGCGACTCCGAGGAGTGGTGGCAGACCGTCGCGCGTGTCGTCGAAGGGACCTATCAGATCCAGCAGCGTCACTGTGACATGAGTCGGGTCAACTGGGACCCGGACAAGGCGCAGGCCAGCGCACAGCGGATGTACCAGCTGATCTTCGACTTCAAGTTCACCCCTCCTGGTCGCGGCTTGTGGATGATGGGCACACCGTACATCCGCGAGCACGGCTCCGCCGCCCTGAACAACTGCGCCTTCGTTTCCACTGAGAATATTGACCAGGACTTCAGCGAGCCTTTCATCTTCTTGATGGACATGTCGATGCTCGGTGTGGGCGTTGGCTCCGACACCCGCGGAGCTGGGCTCGTCACGATCCAGCGTCCGGTCGTGACGAGTGAGACGCACTCCATTCCGGACAGCCGTGAAGGTTGGATCGATGCTACGCGTCGTGTGCTCGAAGCCTACGTCGGAGGCGCGAACCTCCCCAAAGCCTGGAGCTACTCCGAGGTCCGTCCTGCCGGTGAGCCCATCCGCGGATTCGGAGGGACAGCCGCTGGTCCTGAGCCCCTGCGACGTCTCCTCGAAGAGGAGCTGCCCGTCATCCTGGAGCCAATGATCGGAAAGACGATCGACGCATCGACCATCGTCGACATCCACAACGTGATCGGCAAGTGCGTCGTCAGCGGCAACGTTCGGCGCTCGGCGGAGATCATGTTCGGCGAGCCGGACGATATGGACTTCCTTCGGCTGAAGGACCCCGAGGTCGCGGGCGAGCGCATGGCGGGCGAGAACTCGTGGCGATGGGCGTCAAACAACTCCATCTTCGCGACGGTCGGCATGGACTACGACCTGGCCGCGGGCTTCACGGCAAAGGCCGGTGAGCCAGGCTACCTCTGGCTGGAGAACTGCCGCGACTTCGGACGCATGGTCGACCCGCCCAGCTACGTCGACCAGCGTGCCATGGGCGCCAACCCCTGCGTCGAGCAGACCTTGGAGTCCTATGAGCTGTGCTGTTTGGTCGAGACGTATCCCGCACATCACGAGACCGTCGAGGAGTTCGAGGAGACCATCAAGTACGCCTACCTGTACGCCAAGACCGTTACGCTGCTTCCGACCCACAACGAGCGCACCAACCGGGTCATGACTCGGAATCGCCGCATTGGTCTGTCGCAGTCGGGCATCGTGCAGAACGTCGCGAAGCACGGGTGGCGCAAGCACTTCGAGTGGTGCGACCGCGCCTATGGCGTCGTGCAGTCCTGGGACCGCATCTACGCCGAGTGGCTGGGTGTCCGTCCGTCGATCAAGACCACATCGGTGAAGCCTTCAGGGACGGTGTCCAAGCTCTGCGGAGCCACGGCCGGTATCCACTACCCGATCGCGGAGCACTACATCCTGCGCATCCGGTTCTCGAAGACGAGTCCGATGGTCGAGCAGCTGCGCGCCGCGGGCTATCCGGTCGAGCAGGACGTGTACAACCCGGCGACCACCATGGTGGCCGAGTTCCCGGTGAAGGAGCCTTACTATTACAAGGCCGAGGCCGAGGTCTCGATGTGGGAGCAGCTGTCGGCTGCCTACCAGATGCAGAAGTGGTGGTCCGACAACCAGGTGTCCTGCACCATCAAGTTCGACCCGGCGACAGAGGGGCCCAGCATCGCGTCTGCGCTCTCCCTGTTTGACGACGGTCTGAAGGGCATCAGCTTCTTGCCGCACGACCACGGCTACGCTCAGGCGCCTCAGGAGGCCATCACGGCCGAGGAGTACGAGCGCCGCGTGGCGCAGCTGGCGTCGGTCACGTTCCAGGGCGAGACCGCCGAAGCGGTTGACAAGTTCTGCGACGGCGGCGCCTGCACCGTCGACTTCTCGCAGTCCTAGCCCACCTGACGCGCGAGGAGGTACCCGATCAAGTCGCGGGCCTCCTCGCGTGTTAGCCCCGACCGAGCCCGGCTACGTCAGGACCCTCGGGCCACCCAACGGGCCATGATGGCCCGATAGCCTTGGCGGCTGGTCCGCGAGGTTACCCTCAGTCGGCCCCGGAGATGCCGGTCACCGTACTATTCCGGTGACCATGGCGACCCCAAAGCAGGCAGCCGACAAGAAGACCGAGGACTACTGGACGAACTACTTCGGCGAGTATGGCCGGATGTTCGTTCGGGAAATCCCGCGTGTCATCAAGGCAGCGGTTCTCCCCGACTTCCGCCGCACCGCGAACGGTGAGCAGCGCCGAATCGAGGTCAAGGCGTCTCAGGTGGTGCCGCTTGGCTACACCGTCACCGCGGAGAACGGGCTGCACCTCGACGGTGTCGTCCGAATGACCGTCGCGGAGAAGGGCGAGCTGCGCACCGCACAGCGTCTCTTCCACGCCGAGTTCAACGCGGACGGCGACCTCGCGGTTCTGAACACGCGAAAGGCGCCGGTGGCCTAAGTGAAGACGCTCGAAACGCTGCGCCGCCTCGGCGGCAAGTCCCCTCGTTCGCCCTTGGCCGACGTGGCGTCCGAGCTGGTCGCCCGCGTGAACGCTGCCGAGGAGCAGCGCATGCACGAAGCCCACGCCCGCCAGGCCTCCCTGGGGGGTGGCGCCGGCCCCATCCTCTCCGTCCTGAAGAAGCGCCTCGCAGAGGCCAACGCCGCCAGCCTGGTCAACAACGCGGCACCGGCCATCACCCGCGCAGACTTCCACCAGCTGCTGCGTGAGGCGTCCTCGAAGGAGCCCAAAGACCGCGGGCTCGGTCGAGCCGCAACCCACGCATACCGTCTCTGGTCCAAGGAGGCGACAGGCGCCCTCACTGTCGGTGACGTCGCCCGCTTCCGCGCCCACTACCACGAGGAGTACCCGCGCTCCAAGGTCGCCTCGGTCATCGACACTGAGGTCCCGAAGCTCGGCTTCAACGTCCTCCCGGCCGCCAAGCTGGCCCGCATTGCCGCGCAGATTCAGCGCGCAGGCGGCGACCAGGCCGCGTACAACGAGGCCATGGTCCAGTACGGGCTCGACCAGCAGACGGCGCACGCTTTCCGCTGCCGCGCCTTCGTGCGCGCTCTGGTCGCAGCGTCCGACGAGCACGAGGCCGAGGACGAGGGCCATGGTGAAGAGCGCATGGCGCGTCGCCTGAAGGCACGCCTCGCCACCGACGAAGACCCCATTCTGCGCCGCTTCGCCCAGTTCGAAGAGGACGACGGCATGCTGGAAGAGGCCGACGAGCTGCACTTCGATGAGGAAGGCAACGTGGGCTCCGAGCAGACCGTCGACTCGCCGATCACCGGCGAGCCGCTCCACATCGAGCTGGAAGAGGGCAGCTCCGAAGACGTGCCCGAAGAAGACATGACCGCGGGCGGTCCTCTGCCCCAGGGCATGGAAGTCATGGGCCAGCTCGAAGACTTCGCCCCCGAGTCCGTCACGGTCATGGAGGACCCGACCGACCCCGACGGCGGCGAACTCGAAGTCACCGTCCGCCCGCTCGACGACGCGGGTCCGATGCCCGAGCCCGACGACGCTCCGGTCGAGCTGTCCGACGAGGACATGACCATCATCGGTCGTCGCATCGCCCGCGGCATGTGCGGCAAGTGCGGCGGAGACCACGGCATGCACGAGGCATGCGCCTCCCGCACTGCCGACGATGAGCGCGAGTTCACTGACGATGACATCGAAGCGTGGGAAAAGTCGGTCGAGCACTACGCCGGCGCCCAGCAGTACGCCGTTTACGCCTCGGTCAACGGTGAGATGGGCAAGAAGCCCATCGACAGCTTCCCTGCCGTCAGCATGTCCGCCGCTCTGAAGCGCATCGCGCGCCACGGCGTGCGTGGTCAGCTCCTCGGCAACCCGGACCGTCTCGGCACCGAGTGCTACGTCGAGCTGCAGGACGGCAACCATCTTCTGATCCGCGCTGCGGAACAGCAGCCCGAGCTGAAGGGCAAGGACGAGGCGTTCGAGCCGGACGTCCATGACCAGCAGCCGGACTCGCTCTCGGTCACCGACGACATCCTGCTCGGCGACAAGACCATGGGCAAGCAGCACCACCCGTTCGCCGCTCTGGCCGACTCCGTCCTCGACGGACGTACGGCGAAGCGCGCCGGCTGGGAGCTGCAGGTCAACGGCGACGCCGACGTCGTCCTGACCTACCAGGGCAAGCAGAAGCGCAAGGCCTCCCTCGGCGAGCTGGACGAAGTCGTTCGCGAGTTCGTGGACGCGTCGGCGCCACCCGCGCCCCGGCAGCTCCACTACGCCGCCCACAAGCACACCGCCTCCGGTGAGTACTTGGTGGTCACGGACGTCCCCGGAGACACCGAGGACCAGCGACACAACGCCAAGCGCATCCTCCACGCGATCCAGAAGGTCATCCCTTCAGCGCGCGGTGTCCTCCGCAAGGACGCCAAGCTGCAGTTGAAGTTCGCCGCCGGCGAGCCTGAGCTGGGCCGTGTGCGTCGCATCCTGGAGGACCAATACCGAGCCAAGGAGTACCGCATCGCGCAGGTCGACATGCCCCCGAGCCCCGGCTCGACCGCCAATGAGGGCACCGCTCAGCTGACCCCGGCCGACCCGAACCAGCTGGTGCAGAACCCTCCGGTTCCTGCCGGCACGGTGCAGCAGCCTGCCGCCCCCGCGGCCCCCGCCCAGCAGCCGGCCCAGCCGGCTCCGGGTGGCTACGTCGGGCCGCCCCAGGCTGCCCCGGCCGCACAGCCTCAGGCCGCCAAGACCACCAACCGCGCGGTCGAGGGCAGCTGGCTGATCACCTTCAAGGACCCCTCGGGCAACACGGCCGAAGCGCCCGTTCAGGCACGCACCGCAGGTGTGGCCAAGGACCTCTTCGAGCGCTTCAACGACGACTGCGAAGTCGTCAAGGTTGCGCAGTTCATGGAGGTCGCGCCCGGTGAGCCCATCGGCGGAGGCGAGGACGTCCCGCTGCCGGTCGCCGACATGCTCGACGCCGAGTCGGTACCTCCCGATTCAGGTGCACCAGCACCAGCACCCATGGGCATGGATATGGGGGGCTCGTCACTCTCTCCTGAGGAGAACGACGCCCTGCGTGCAGCCCTGACCCACTACCGCAACCAGGGACTGGGCCCGATGTCTGCGCTCGACCAGATCGCGTCGCAGTACCAGGACCTCCTGTCGCACCACGGCGATAAGACCGACACGCAGCGCCACGACATCGAGGCCGCCATCATGGCGATGGTCCCCGAAATCTGGGCGCAGCCGGCCCTGCTCGACAAGGCCGCGCAGATGCAGCAGGTCATTCCGCAGGTGCCCGAGCAGATCATCGAGGGCAAGCCGCTCGGCTTCGCGGACATGAACGAGCCGCAGAAGTCCTCGGTCACGCTCGTTTATCTGGACAACCCGGTGCAGGATGACATGCAGGCCAAGAAGAAGTTCATGGCCAACATGCACCGCGTGATGACCATGACGTCGCGTCTTCTCGGCGCGGACCTCCACGTCGAAGGCAACGTCAACTCGCTGGTCTGGGAGCTGCAGGGTGCCGACGCTGACAAGGTCAAGGAAGAGCTGCAGCCCTACACCTCGCAGGGCATCCGGTTCCAGGTGAAGAAGCGAGCCCAGCTGACCGGCAACGAGCCTGCCGTGAACACGCAGCAGCCGGACTACGTCCAGGTGCCTGCGGACCTCGGTCCGGACTCGGAGACCGACGACGCGGCGTCCAACGCTGTCGAGGCGCCCAAGGTGAACCAGCAGGTTCCCGCGCAGTCGCAGCCGGGCACCTCGGACTCGGTCGAGGCGGGCGCTCCGCTCGGCTCGGACTCCGAGACCAAGGACCCCGGAAGCTTTGGCGCACCGAAGCCGAAGGCGCAGCCCGACCAGCAGCCTCAGCAGGGCGAGTCGCACGCGTCGACCGAAGGACCGGCCGCCGGTCTGGGAGCCGACTCCGAGACCGACCCGAAGATCCACAAGCACATGGACGATGTCGCGGCCCGTGCAAGCGGGGCCACGCGCAGCGCAAACGCGCGCCTCGACCAGCTCTATGAGCTAGGAGAGCGCGTGACCAAGTCGGCTGGCCTGAAGTCGTCTGAGGAGCTGTACGCGAACGCGGAGGTTCAAAAGTTCATCCGCGACCACGGAATCGACAAGAACGCGGCCCTGGACGTGGTGCGCGAGGTTCTGCCGAATGACGCTGACTGACGAGAACTTCCTCTTCCCGGCTGAACGGGAAGAGGCGCCCCGCTTCGACTTCCGGACTGCGCTCCGCGGGGTCGGCGACCCCATGCGCCGTGCCGGCCACGACTTCTTCAGCGACTTCGACGGGACGCCCGTCCCTGACTCGGGGGAGCCCTTCCGCGTCGGAGACACGGTCGAGTACGTAACGCCCGACGAAGTCCGTCGGGTGGGCACCCTTCTGCGTCCGCACGACGAGCAGAACTGGCTCGTCCAGGTTGACGAAGGGTTGCAGCACATCGTTCCGCACAGCGAACTGCAGCCGTCCATGCGGACCCCTCGTCACGCTCAGCGGGCACGCGCTCAGGCCGCACTGCAGCGGACGTCAGACTGGAAGATGCGTCGTCAGCCCGAGGCGCGCGAGGACGGCACCACGCTCCTCACCATCGACGTGGGGCACGGCCGCGTTGCTGAGGCTGAAGTCGAGGCCTACGTGCGCAATGCAGGCTACGAGCCGCGCGACGCCAGCCGCTCGGGCAACCTCCTGCGCGTCATCGCCCAGGACTTGCCTCAGCCCAGCCCCTCAGAGCCTGACCGCGGCGCTGAGCCCGGGCTGCACCGCGAGGAGATCGAAGGCACCGGCATGCCGGAAGGCAAGCAGGTCTGGTCTGCGCTCGAAGCTGCAGGCTTTCAGCTCGGCGCCATGATCGATGACGGCGCGGTCATCACCCGCTCGTTCACCGTTCCGCACAAGTACCTGACGCCGGCCGGCCGCGTCACTGCGAGCCTTTCGGTTGACTGCTCGCCCATCAGTGGGCACTTCGAGTACTCGCCGTCGGACGACACACTGCGCCGCTTCGTCTACACCGCAGAGGGTACCGTCGAGATGCCGTACTCTAGCGGCACCGGTCCGCAGTCGACCCGCGAGGACTACTCGGGCGGCTTCGCGGACGGCGACTACGTCGTGAAGGCGGAGTCGGAGGCTGAGCATCAGATGGACGCCGCCGAGTCTCGGGGCGACATGACCACCGAGGCCGCCGACAAGAAGACCAAGAAGTACTACAAGAAGTACTATGGCCCGTACGGTGAGAAACTCACCCGCGACATTCCCCGTCGCGTGAAGAAGGACTCGGAGCTGGCGGAGGCGTTCCGCTCCACTGCAAACCGCGCCCCGACGCCCGAAGAGATGACGGCCATTCGCGCCATCTGCACGGCCGGTGTCGTGTCGTGGCTGTCCCCGCGTCACGCCCAGAAGGTCGAAGCGCGTGACCTGGTCAAGACGCTCTTGAACGCCGCAGGCCAGAACCTCGCTATCAAGAAGCAGCTCGACCGCATCGTGCTGAAGCAGATCGGCACGGACCCGCAGGCGTTCCTGGGCCGCGTCGACCCGACCATCTACCCCCGCATCCTCTACAGTGAGGTCACCGGCGGTGAGTCGCAGCGTCAGCTGATGAAGCTCTACCGGCAAAACCAGGACCAGCGTCCCGCAGACTTCGGCTCGCCCGAGGACTTCCAGGAGGGTGGCAGCCCCGCCGCGCCGGGACGTCAGGTCGACCCGTCGCAGGGCCCCAGTTTCGGCGAGCGGGTGCGCGACACGGCACGCGGCATCGGCGACGCCGTGAAGTCGCGGATCCCGGGAACCCAGCAGCACCAGGACCGCCTGGTGCAGCAGGTCGAGGAAGACGACTACCAGGACGAGCTGGCCCGCTCGCAGGTGGAGCCCTCTCCGCAGCGTGCACCGGCCGCTCCAGCCCGTCAGCCCGCCCCCCGCTCGGACACGGTCCGCGACTCTGGGCCACCCGCTGCGGCTGCGCAGGGCTCCGGCACTTCGCGTGCGGAGGCGGAAGCGCTCCTGGCCCAGACCGACATCGGCGAGAGCCTCGCCCCGGCGGCTAAGGAGCAGGCCATCCAGCAGATCATGAAGCAGGGCCCGGACGCCTTCAAGTCGAAGACCGGCGTCCTCGCACGTGCGGCAGCTGCAGGCGACAAGGCACCGGCCCCCGCCGGCGCTCACAACCGCCAGAAGCCGCTCGGACACCAGGTCCGCCCGAAGCTGGACCGCATCACGGCGCAGGGTCAGTACCTCTGCATCGACCTGGTCTGGGACCCCGAGGAGTGCCGCGGCATGTCCTCAGGCAACATCCGGCACAACGTGGTCACCTGGATGAAGGGTCTGGCCACGCTAAAGGAAGACCACCCGGACCTCGGCACCATCGGCAAGCCGAAGTTCAAGCTCTTCGACCCCGAAGCCGGTTTGGCTCGACTCCTCGTCCGCTCCTCGGAGGGCCGCTCGTTCCCGCAGGAGCTGTTCGAGGTGGAAGGACGAGACAATGACACCCGAGCCTAAGACCAAGCTCGTCAGCCGGTCGCGTACGGCCTTGTCCATCGAGCTGAACTCGTTGGTGCCCAAGTCGTCGCCCCGCATGCGTCGCGCTTCGCCCTACGCCATGGTGCCACTCAGCCTGAAGCCGATGGCCTCCGTCGACCTGAAAGACGTCCTGAACTGCGACGCGACAGAAGCTGCTCGCGTCATCGAGCGCACGCCTCAGGTGCAGATGCTGCTCCGACGGGGGCTGCTGGAGGTTATCTGATGGTTGCCGGCTTCCCCGAGATCGTTCAGCGGCAGCCGAAGTGCAAGCTCTGCCAGCTGACTGAGACCAACCGTGGCCTGTTGAAGCTGGTCCACCGGTTCCGCTACGAGGAGCAGCTCGGCAATGACGCTCTACGAACCAAGGTGCGTGGCGTCTTCGAGCGTCAGGGCATTGCGTGCCCGAGTCCTCGGTCCTTCGGACGTCACTTCGACGACCACGTCGACTTCAGCCGCCTTCCGGACGACGACGCTCTGGCCATGCCCGAGACGTTGGAGGTCACGCTCAACCGGCTGGAGACAGACGCAGGTGAGCTGCGCCTCGCGGACCCTGAAGACCTCGCGCTCGGGCGAAACAACTCTGACTACCATCAGCTGACGGCCCTCTTCATGCGACTGCAGCGACGCATCGAGGCCTTGGACCAAGACCCCACCGCGTTTCAAAACGCGGACGGCTCGCACTCCTTCAACAAGCTCGGCACCTGGGCGTCGCTCATCGACGGCGCGCGCAAGATCGTCGAAGGCTTGAACAAGATGCGAAACGGCGACCGGATGACCGTCTCCATCTTGGAGCAGCACACGAAGCGTTTCGCCACGGCCATCAGCCGCCCTGTCGCCCAAGAGCTGCGCGTCATTCAGGGCATGCTCGAAACCTCCGCAGACCCCCAAGCCCGACAGGCAGCTGAGGCGATTTCCCAGTTGCTGAATGTGGGGGTCTCCACCATCATGACCGACGCGGCCGTCCAGTCGCTGCGCGATTCCAAGGAAGCGTACAAGCTACTGAACTGAGTCATGCGCTTCCTAAGTATCAGACCGCTTGAAGACCGAGCGAGCGCCGCTTCGGCGAGACCCCTTCCAGCCACGTCAGGTGACGCGACGCGCCTGAGCAGTGTACAGTAGAGCACGTCGCAGGAGACCAAGACATGAGCTTCCCCAACGCATTCACCCTCACCAACCTCGCGTCGCGCGCCCTCGCGCTCGACGCCAAGTTCTCCGAGGACCGAGCCCTCCGCCGGAGCCTTCCGGTCGGCGGCTCGATCACCTTGGCCCCGAGTGACCTCGACGGTGCAACCCTCGACGAACTCGACCGCAACCCCCAGATCGCGCAGCTGATTGCTGACGGCGACCTGTCGATCACCATGACGCAGGGGCCGATGGTCAGCTTCCAGCTGGAAGTCGCAGCCGACGCGGGCACCGACGCTGCGGGCGTCCTGCTGCTCGGCCCCGTGCCGTTCGACATCCGCCTGACCCAGGTCACCGTCGACGTCCCGACCGGCGTCACATCCTCGACCCTGACCCTGGCGGACGCAGCCAGCTCGGGCAACGCCTACACCGGCGCCATCGACACCGACGGCACCCCGGCGTTCATCGCAGCTGCGGCGCTCACCGAGAACCGAGTCATCGCCAAGGGCAGCTCGCTCTTCGGACAGCAGTCGGCCACCGCGAAGCCCGCCGTGACCATCACGCTTCAGGGGATGCGCGTCAGCATCTAATGTCGTTCGCGGTCACCCAGACCGCCGACTTCTTCAAGCCCGGTGACAAGGTCACCCTCGGCAACGGAGAAGAGGGCGTGGTCAAGCAGCACGTCGTGTCGCCGACGGGCTTCCATTCGTACCGAGTGGACGTCACGTCGGGGTCGCGTGCGGGCGGCACTGTAGGCGCAACAGCGCCTGCAATGCGGCGTCGTGGTCTGCGCACTGCGCAGCGTATCGAACCTGTGACCGTGGGAGACCGAACCTTCAACTGCCGTGTGGCAGCCTCGCCCCTGGAGCACCAGGTGGGGTTGCAGGGCACGGCAAGTCTCGACCCCAACGAGGGGATGCTCTTCGTCTTTGACCACCCGCGTCACGCGACCTTTCACATGGGCAGCGTCGGTTTTCCGATCGACATCATGTTCGTGGAGAACGGACGCGTGGCGCGTGTGGTCCGCTCTGCCAGCCCCGGAACCCGGGAGCGCTGGGGCCATCCTCGGACCGCTGCGGTCATCGAGGTGGCGGCCGGCCTTGCACCTCGCGTAGGTGCGCGTGTGGCAGCGCCGAGCCTTGGACGAGACCCTGAGCGCTACGAGATCAGCTTTCCTGAGAACGTCCACGACAACGGTGCGCGCACGAACCGCTGGAAGGAGCGGGGCACGCCCGACGACGCGGACCCGAACGCAGACCAGATGTCGCCTCGGGAGTTCGTGGACCGAGCGCCCTACAACCCGTTGGGCGACAGCCCGGCCACCGCGCCATTCCGTCCCTCCGCCCAGGCAATCAGCGACCCGGTCGACCTGTTCGTGGGCTTCATCGACTCCATGTCGAAAGAGGCACGCCCGCTAGACTGGCACCGAAACGCCTTGTCCCCGAAGCTGGCGCACGCCATCATCACGCAGAAGGACATCGCAAGCTGGGTGTCGAACTTCGGCCTGACCGGTGGAGAGGCAACAGATGTTCTCTCGGCCGCGACCTCATCCGAAGGGATGCAGGTACTGGGAGACGGATTTGTCCTGAGCGGTCTCGCTCGTATCGCCAACGTCGCGTCCACCGACGAAGGAGAGGTGCTCATCTTGTGGACGGAGTACGAAGATGTCGCGTAAGGACAAGCTGACCCGCCTCATTCAGAAGGCCATGAACACCAAGCAGGCCGAGACTGCCTGGGACCTCGGGGACATCGACCTCGAACGGCGCCCGCTCGACCAGCGTGAGCACCCTGGCGCGGCAGCCATCCTCCTCGTGCGCGAGGCCATGGCGCAGTTCGAGATCCCGTCCGAGGTGAGCCTCACCTACAAGGGCATGCGTCGCGCGTCGGGTCACGGGCAGCATCACCTGACCGACGGGCTCATTGAGGTCAACGCCGACTTCCGCTCCATCTCGGGCACCAAGCACCACGTCAACGTGCCGGTCATCGTGCACGGGGGCTACATGGTCTTCCCAGAAGTCTTTCAGCACGAGGGTCAGACGCACGTCATGGCGCAGTCGGCCTTCGACGAAATCCTGAAGCGCGGCAACGTCTACCAGAAGATGCAGGACCGCAAGAATATGTACTCGCCGCACTTGGAGGAGCGCTCTTCGCCCGCGCCCGTCCCGGCGGTGGGCAACGGCCTGTTCGGCGTTCACGCGAGCAGCAAGCAGGCCGACCACACGCCTCACGGGCTCGACCCCGCCGAGCGTGACCACTCGCGGCAGCATCAGCCTGGTGACAAGGTCAAGCTCTCCAACGAAATCCAGGCACGCCTTCGTGGCGGTTCCCGCATCGTGTACACCGCAGGTACCGAGGTGACCGTCATTCGGGACATGGCCGGCGACGGGTACACGTACTACTGCGAGTTCCCTGACCGTCGCAGGGCGCCAGTCCACTATGCTGACCTCGCAGACGCCTGAGCCTGCACTCGACGGCTTCCTCGACGACTTCCAGGCTGCGGTCCAGGAAGCGGTCGACGACCGTCCAGAGACCTCGGGTCGCCTGGACGAAGAGCGTCAGTACCTCGTTACGCCCGCGCCCAACGCCATCCGATGGTGCGTCGAACCGCAGTTCGGCAACATGCCGTCGCTGTACGAGTACACGCGCTCGTACCAAGTCGTGCGGGACGTGTTCCAGCTGCGCTGCCCGATCTGCAACCCCCGCGGCGACACCGACTGCTGGGGCAGGACGCGCACTCAGCTCGACGCCGAGTGGCTGCTCGAATGGTCGCCCAAGCACGAAGAGGACGTGTGCCCGAAGTGCGGGACCACGCGCTCCGAGTTCGAGGAAGACGGCCTCCTGAAGCGCATCAACGCGCTCCACCTCGTCTGTGGACAGCGTTCAGGCAAGTCAGTCGTCGCGGCCATGATCGGCACCTACGTCGAGCACCGCATCCTGACCATTGCGCACTCGACCCCAGGTGGGTTCAACGCGCATCTCGGTCTGACCATCAAGGACCCTTCCGAGATCACCTTCCTCGCCTCGAACGAGATTCAGGGACAGGACACCATCTGGGCGAAGTACCGCGCCATGCGCGCAGACGCGCCCTGGTTCAAGCGCTACGTCTCGTGGGTCAAGGACCAGGAGGCGAAGCAGAACACGCCGCCGGGCATGGAGCGTTGGGTCTACTCCGAGGCCAACCGGAAGATCATCAACGAGCATCCGGACTGCAAGTTCATCATCAACTCGCTGAACTCGAACTCGGCGGGTCTCCGTGGTCGAACCCGCATCTTCGGAGGCCTCGACGAGGTGTCGCACATGCAGGGCGGCGAGTCGCGATTTTCAGGGGATGAGATCTTCCGCTCGATCGACAACTCCCTGCAGACGGTCCGCTCGCGTACGAAGCTCGTGGGCTCGCTTCCGTGGCTGGGACTGCTCGCATCGGTCACCAGTCCGCTGTCCAAGGACGACAAGGGCATGCGCCTTCTGAAGGACCCGCCGGACAGCATGCTCACGTACCATCTGCCGACGTGGCAGTTCAACCCGTTCGAGCCACGGGAGAACTTCGACGCCCTCTACCAGAAGGACCCCGTCGGCACCGAGCGAGACTTTGGCGCGAACCCGCCGCTGGCTGCGCACCCTCTCATCCACGACGTGGGCCGCTTCCATGACCTGGTGACTGACGCGACGCTGGAACCCGCCTGTCAGTTCGAGACGCCGATGTTCATGGAGTCCGGCCACAGCTACATCGGGATCAAGGTCAAGGACCTGCGCCCTCGGTACAAGCGCTCGCACTTCATTGCGCTCGACGCTGGCAAGAACTTCGACGCCTTCTCGGGCGCGTGCGCGCACGGTGAGGTGTACGTGGACCCGGACTCGGGCGTTCAGCGCACGAAGACCGTCCTCGACTGGGTCTTTCGGATCCTGCCGCAGCTCGGCACTGAGGTGTACTACGACGACATCTACGGGGTCATCAAAGGGCTCATGCAGTCCATGCCGATTCAGCGCGTCGAGTTCGACCGCTGGAACTCGACTCAGCTCATTCAGCAGATCCGCCGCGCTGGCATCGAGGCGGAGCAGAAGTCTCTGAAGAACGAGGACTGGATCCGCTTCCGACAGGACGCCTACGCCGGCACCATCGCCATGTTCCCGCCCGCAGCCGGCGAATGGGACAAGCCCTCGGGTGAGTACATCGTCGACCCTCCGGACATGCACCCGCACACCTGCGCCCTGTACGAGTTGGAGGGTTTGGAAGAAGACCCTGAGACCCAGAAGGTGTACAACCCTCGTAAGGGCCTCGAACGCGGCTTCAACTCGAACGACACGGCCCAGGTCGTGGTGCACGTGCACAAGATGGTTCAGGACGTTGGCTACACCGAGCGCATGAACGACCGCTCCCGCGACGCGCGACGCAAGCGTGCGCAGGCGGGCGGACAGGACTTCATGCGCCAGGGGATGGGCGGTGTCTACAACATGTCTCGACTGGGCGGCGGAGGTCCGCGCAATTGGGGCTCCGGACGAGGCTGGTAACATGCAGGTTCTCTACAAGGGACAGGTCGTCGGCAAGGTTGACGAGAACGAGGTGGGCTTTTGGTGGACGCCTCTGCACGAGGACGTCTTGCCCACGACAGGTCTGAAGGAGACGCTCGAAGAGGCCGTCGCCGAGATCGCCTACCGCTGTGAACTCCCCGCCGACCAACTCCAGGTGACCGCTGCCGTCAACGTGGTCGACGAGGCGCCCGAGTCTCATGACGACGCCTTCTGGGACACGAAGCAGCCCGGGCAGCTCGACACGCAGGACACCAACTTCCCCGCAGGCGAGATCAATCAGGACCTGTCCGGCGCCGACCCCTGGGCCAACCGACGTCAGCGTCAGGGCCAACTGCATCGGGCAGGCGCGCATCCCAGCTCGCATCCGCGGTTCAACCGGGAGGGCGATGAGCAGGGCAGCAGCGGCTCGCATCCGCACGCGGACGCGGCTCCGGTTTGGGACCCGAACGCTCAGGTCACGTGGAAGACCGACCAGGACTACCAGAACATCGCGCAGCAGTATGGACAGGTGACGCCCGGCGAGCACTCGAACCTGAAGTTCTACGACTACACACCCCACACTCAGTCGATTGATGACCTGGCCAAGGCGAAGGGCTACGACGTCTACCTCGCCGGTGGGAAGTACGAAAAGCCTGACCTGGAGCACCGCAACTACAACACAGGCCACCTGATGGTCTATGACCCTACGCCCGGCTCCGGGGGGACCTTCGACGACGAGCAGTACACGAAGGCCTGGCGGACCATTCACGAGCTGGCGCACGCTCAGGTCTACGAAGGTCTGAACGAGATGTACGGCGAGGGCCGCCGCATCGGCAAGCTCGGCTGGCAGCGTTCGCCCCGCGAAGCGAAGCGTGCCGTGCACTGGGAGTGGCTCGCCGCCCACCGTCAGCGTGAGCTGGCCGAAGAGTACCTCGACTACCACGTGCCGGACGAAGTGTTCAACATGGAACTCAACACCGTCATGCATGACGCCGTGCACCGTGCCATCACAGGCAAGTTCACGAACCCCGACCTCGAAGGCTTCGTGCCGTCCAAGGAGAAGGTCCCGTTGGAGGTCGCTCTTGGCATGATCGACGAGGCCGCGCGCAAGCTCGGGCTGCCTGACGATGAGTCGGTGCTCACACCTGAGCAGAAGAAGGAGCTGCGCCAGCGCAAGGCAGCAGGCGCGGACGACGAAACCTGGGCGCGCATTCAACAGCTCGAAGAGCAGGCACTGGCCGCCTACGAGCGCGGCGACTTCCAGACCGCCGAGAACCTCGACGCCGAGTACGCAGACTTGGTCGAGTCGCTTGGGCAGGCCGACGCGGAGGACGAGTCGGTCTATGACCTCGACCCGTTCCACCAGGCTCTGTGGGAGATGGCCGAAGCCTACGAAGCGTTCCAGACGCGTGAACTCTACAACGGCACGGTCTTGACCAAGGATGCCCTGATTGAGCGTTTGGGTGGGATCGTCTTCGAACTCACGGGCAACCGCTTCCCGGCAGCGCAGCTGCTTGACGCCGCGCAGGACGCAGCCGCTCGCATGTCGGAGCTGCGCGGGCGTGGACGCAAGTCGGCCACGCAGCGCTGGTACCACGGCAGTGATGCGCCTCTGGACGGCTTTGATGCGCCGCGACCGAAGTTCTCGGGAGCTGTGTTCTTGTCGCCCACACCCTCATTCGCTGCACTGCACGGCCCGCATGTCTACGAGGCGTTCCCTCGTGTCTCGACGATCTTTGAAGGGGCTGACCTGGTGCGCCCGGACGCCAGGTATTGGCCGCCTGATGAGTCTGAGCTGACTCCACTGGGGCGCGCTCTTCTTGAACTGGTGGACGGCGACCGCGAGGTGGTCGCGTGGGCGGTGCGAGAGGGGTACGACATCATCGAAGACGCGCGGGTCGTCGACCTACTGAAGCGTTGGGGCTACGACGCTGCGTATGTTCAGGGCGACGGGCCGCGCAACTTGATGGTTTTCGACCCACACCACGTTGAACTGAGTCAGCGCAAGTCGGCCACACCGTCAGGGCATGAGCTAGGTGACCTCACAGAAGACCCAGAGCTGGACAACCACACGCGTCAGCCGACACCGCGCAAGCTCGATGACGCGTTCCGCTGGAACGAGTCCTACTCGTCCGAGAACCAGTTCGAGGACCCGAACCTGAAGCTCGGTCAGCGTGCGGACGAGGACGACTACTCCTGGCTGGATGACGACGAAGACGAGGGCTTCGACTGGGAGAACGTCTTCCCAGAGCCCGAAGAGGGCCAGGGACTGGCGGACGTCCTGGAACCGCTCCCTGACCCGGAGCCCGAGTCGCCAGACCTTCTCGACAGGGTACGCTTCGAGTTCGAAGGGCCGCGCGAGTGGCCTGAGAAGATCAACCCGCGTGACCCGCCTGAGGTGGAGATCCGACCGATGGTCGACAACCGAAGCCTCGGCTATCTGGTCCTCATGCTCTTGCGAGACGCTGAAGGGCGTCCCTTCGCACGGGTCACCGGTGCGAACATCGCACATGGACTCCGCGGCTATGGCCTCGGCAAGCAGATGTATCGCGTCGCTCTCGACTGGGTGCGTGACCAGAACGCATGGATGGAGTCGGACACGGCCGTTTCGGAAGCGGCTCGTCGCGTCTGGCGCTCGTTGATGCAAGACGCTTTGGTCTCAAAGCGCTTCGCCCCAGGTCGTAACGTCGTCATCCACGAAGACCAAAGCGGCGAAGATTTCCCCTGGAGCTACGGACGCGACTGGGCACCTGAGCTGCACCAGCAGTACCGAAGCGCTCAGCGAGACCGCATGCCGGTGGCGTGTGTCGACCTCGACGGCACCATTCTCGAAGACCCCGACTACGACATCACCGAGCCGTCGGGTCAGCCTGGGCTCGGCGAACCCAAGCGTGGCGCAGCTAGCGCTCTGCAGTCGCTCAAAGGGCTCGGCTGGACGCTCATCATCCACACTGCCCGCTTCTCGAAAGCACGCACGCCTGCGCAAGCCGAGCAGATGCGCGACGAGATCGAGGACCACCTGCAGCGCGCGAATGTTCCCTTCGACGACGTAGCGACGGGCCCGAAGCCCATCGCGGACTACTACATCGACGATAAGGCCGTCGCCTTCAACGGCGATTGGTGGGCAACGACCAAGCGCCTCACCGTCCAAGGACAGACGTCTGGGTACGCCTACCACACGACGCCTCATCAGAACCTCGACGACATCGCCCGAGAGGGATTGATGCCTTACGCACCTGATTACGGGACCGACCAAGAGGCTTGGCCTGACGGCGGCGAGGAAGACCGTATCTACTTCAGCCCAACAGAGCAGGGCACTGAGCCCTTTCAACACTCGTCAGGACAACCAATCCTCCGCGTCCCGATGAGTGCCATCTCGGGACGGGAACGCTATACGGGAGACATGTACGCGCGTCATGCCATCCCGCCGTCGGTCATCGAGGTGAGGACCGAAGACGGCTACGTGCCCATCCAGTCGTTTGTCCGTCAGGCCTACCTGAAGCCGGACAAGGAGCCGGGCGCCTCGCTCGTCGTAGTCGTGCCTGTGCCTATGGACTGGCCTGAGGTCAAGGACAACGGCCCCGCGCACCTGACCCTCGCTTACATGAAGGGGCCGCACAGCGAAGACGACATCGACCTCGCGCACTCGCTGGTACGTGAGGTTGCAGACAACCATGCGCCCTTCGACCTGGAGTTCGAGCCGGGTGTGGCGTGGTTCGAAAACGACAAGGGCGAGTCGATCGCACACAAGCGGCCTGAGGCTGGGCTTGACCAACTCACCGCGATGGCCAACGAACTGGTCGCTCTTTTGGTCGAGCACGGGTTCGAGGTCGGTCACGCTGACGAGCCGTTCAAAGCGCATGCGACCCTGAAGTACTGCGACGGGCGTAACTATGACGGCCCGGTTCCTGAGGGTGGCTTCCGCGTGGACCACATCAACCTCTGGGGTGCGAACGAGGAAGGCTACGAGCTGCCCCTCCGCAGAGGACGTACCGCCGCCGCGCTGCAGTCGCCACCTCGCATGGTCGAGGATGTGCTCGAAGGCATTCGCGAAGCCGACGAGCCGGGGACCTTCATCGTGCCGTTCAACCCAGAGGACTGGCGCTACGCCGACGTGGCTCAGGCGCGCTTTCCGCTGGTCGTCGAAGTCTTCCATCCCAAGGACTTCAAGGCCGGAGACGCGGCGTACGCGCCGCACGACCGCACACTGAAGCTCCCCATCGACGCGTCCTATCAAACCGTCATCCACGAGATGACGCACTACACGCAGCACCTGCTGTCGGGCCGCGCGTCGGACATTCTGCAGCCTGACACACGCGGCTACCCGTCGCCCCGGATTCAGACCGGCAACCCGTTCTACGAGATGGCCGAAGAGCTGAAGGCCGGAGGCGAGCACGCGCTCAGCGACGTCGAGTTCTGGCCCCGCGTCATGGAGTACGTCAGCATGGTCAAGCACATGGTGTCGCCGGGCGTCTTCGCTCGCGACGTCGGTCTGCGTGGCGTTCCGCGACAGGGCTTCTTCAAGACGTTGAAGGAGCGCGCACCGGCCAAGTGGCGCCAAGCAGTGAAGTACGCCTACCAGAACCTCTTCGCACAGGAAGAGCTGACGCCCTCCGAGTGGGCGATGTTCGGCCCGGACCCGAAGCTCCCTGAGCGCGACGCAGCAGGCACCGAGCTGGACCTGACTGGCAACCCGAACGATTGGGGTGACGAGTCTGGGGCCGGGACCCGCACCGACCTGAGCGTGAATCCGTACGGCGGACGCGACCAGCTCCTGAACCGTGCGGGCTCTGCGAACTGGGACAAGACCGTCCAGGCCGAGGCGAACCGCATGCTCGGACTGATGCTCGACCGAGGCCAGATGCGCTTCCGCTTCAGTCGAATCTCGAACCAAGGCAAGCGACAGCGCGACGCCGCCAACTTCCTCGTTCAGCGCGGGCTCGCCCACATCGTGGCGAAGCGCCAGATGAACGCGGACATGATTGTGACCATGGCACCTGGCGCGGGAGTTGCAGCGCAACCCGCTGAGGCGTACCCTACGGAGGGCTGAACCAGCATGAGTGAGATCGAAGTCTTCAGCCCCTACGGCGACCCCCGCAAGCAGGCCAGCCGCCGGGCGCCTCTGATGTCACCGCGAGGTCCCGACACGCCGCACGGGCTCACAGGACGTCAGGTGGAGCGTATGGCGAGCCGCATGGAGGAGTTTCTCCCCAAGCTCGGCTCGAAGTACGGCAGCGTCAACGACGTCCTCGGTGACATCCTCCCGGACGGGGCGACGCTGTCACCAGGCGCTGGGGCCGGCTATAGGGAAGCCCTGCGCCGGCACGCGAACATTCCCGCCGGGGCGGGCGGGTTTGGAGGCTCGGGCGTCGGTGGGCAGGGCGTCTTCCAGACGACGCAGCGTCCGTACCAGCCCGAGTTCGAGTCGCCCGACCGTCAGCAGTACCCGGTCCATCGGATCCTGGCGAACCGCTACTGGCGCCTGTTCTACAAGCTCGACCACGTCATCGGCAACGGCATCGACATGTACGGTGACCTGCCCTGGGGCAACTGCGAGTTCAGCGGCGACGGTGTCGACGGCGAGGTGAAGGACATGATGGAGCTGGCCTGGGACGAGTGTCAGATGCGCTCCATCTTGCCGGCCGCTACCCGTGAGTTCTTCGTCGTGGGCGAAGCGGCGCCACACCTGTTTTGGGACGACACCAAGGGGATCTGGACCTACTGCGCACTCCACAACCCGGACCAGCTGGAGGTGGTCGACGCGCCCTTCATCAAGATGGACCCGGTGGTCGAGTTCATCCCGGACCAACGCCTGCAACAGGTGCTGACCTCGAACCATCAGATGCTCCGGCACGTGCGCGACTCGATGCCGACTGAGCTTCTGACGCGCCTGATGGCCCGACAGAACATCCCCCTGTCGCCGGTCAACTTCACGTTCCTTCCGCGCAAGCTCCACCCCTACGACACGCGCGGCACCTCGATCTGCAGTCGCATGTGGCGAATCCTCATGTACGAGGATGCTATCTACAACGCGTCCATCGCGACCGCCCGCCGGCACGCTGGCCCCATCAAGGTGGCCAAGCTCGGTAACCCACAGAACGACTGGATTCCGGGTCCTGAGCACGAGCGCAAGCTCCTGGAGCTGCTGGCTCAGGCCGAGCTGGACCCGAACGCCTGGCTTGTCTACCACTACGGCATCAACTTCGAGCTGGTCGGCACGACCGAGCGCGTGATGACCATCGACAAGCACAACGAGACCATCGAGCGCGTGAAGCTGATCGCTTTGGGCATCAGCAAGGCCTTCCTCCACGGGGAAGTTACATATGCATCGGCCGCTTCTGGGCTCACTGTGTTCCTGTCGCGCCTGAAGGCGCTGCGCCAGTACTTCGAAGCGAAGTGGCTTCTGCCCAAGTTCTTCTTCCAGATGGCGAAGATCAACAAGTGGGTGAAGCCGACGCAGGCCGAGCTGTCTTCGCGTGTGCGCATCCGCCGTTCGCATCGCGAGCTGTCCGAGGACGCTCGCTACATCGTGCCGAAGCTGGAGTGGGACCGCACGCTCGACGCGTCCGTCGACAGCGAGATGCTCGGCGCGCTGGAGGCACTTCAGAACCTCGGCGTGCAGGTCAGCAAGTCCACGATCATGTCCCTGGTCGGACGCGATTTTGAAGACGAGACAAAGCAGCGCAAGAAGGACTACGAGTTCGAGAAGGAGAACCTGCCTCCTGAGATGCTCGTGCAGCCGGACGCCGAGGGTGGAGGCGGCGGTCCGTCCATGCTTCCGGGCATGGACCCGGGCGCCTTCGGAGACGTTGCCCCCGACCTGGAGGGCGGCGAAGGTCCGCCTCCGGACGCCGCCGGCCCTGCCCCCGAGGGCGCAGGCTACAACGCCGACGACGGCTCTACGGGCGCACCGGCCCCCGACCCCTTCGAAAAGGGCGACCGGGTCAACATCTGGACCAAGTTCGACATCCGCGACCTGATGGACCTCCTCGACGGCGAGGAGCCCGAGGACGAGCCCTGGCTGGGTGCCTTCAAGGACCCCGACGTCCGCTACGCCCTGAAGGGCGAAAACCGCCAGGAAATCTTCGAGGCGGTGAAGGAGTACCTGGAGCGCGAGGAGTTCCCGCCAAGCTCGGTCCGGGCGCTTGTTGACATCCTCAAAGAGATGAACGTCATCAAGCGAGGCAGCGCAGCCCGCGCTCCCAGCGAACGTGCGCGTGAGGCGCAACTCCTTGATATGATTGATGGTTATGGCGGAAATGACCTCTTGACAGGTAGAGGGTAATCGGCCCCGGAAGTCTTCCAAACCGTACTATGGGGGTGCATGGAGCAGTCCGGTTTCAAGAAGCGGGGCACGCAGGAGGGTGAATCCCTCGGCACTGTGCCGTCGCCTGCACCCGCGCCGAAGCCCGACGAAGACAAGGACAAGGGCAAGGGTAAGTGACGACCGGCTTCCGTAAGACGGCCAAGGTCGAGCACGTTGCCACGCTCGCCTTCGATGCCGACAACGGCGGGCTCCGCAAGACGGCGCAGCTCGACTCCGCGTCTGACGCCGCCCAGCGCTCCTACTACCTGGACGGCTCGGCCAAGGTCGACGTCCGCGGCATTCTGGAGCGCCAGGCGCAGAAGTTCGCGATCAGCGCGGACCCCTCAGACTACCTCTTCGAGGTCATTCGCGCCAACACGACCTCCGTCTTCAACGACAACCATGACGGCTTCGCCCGGGAAGAGCTGCTGCGCTTCGACCCGCGCCTGAAGACCGCGGTCTTTCTCACCTACCGCGAGAAGCCGCACCACGTGAACCACCGCACCGACAACCCCAAGCGTGCGCGTGGCGTCATCCTCGACAGTCACTACAACGCCGAGGCCACGCCCCTGGAGAACTGCCCTGGCTGCAACCTTCGCACGGCCGAGCGCAAGAACCGCGACAAGTCCGGCATTTACTGCCGCCGCTGCGCCACCGTCGTCAACGACGAGTTCGTCGAGATCCTGGTGGCGGTCGACAAGAAGAAGGACCCCGCATTCGCCCGCGCCGTCGAGACCGGGCAGCTTCGCTTCGGCTCGATGGGCTGCACCTGCGCCGAGACCGTCTGCAACGTCTGCGGCAACGTCGCCCGCACCCAGCGCGAGTTCTGCAAGCACATCGCTTCGCACAAGGGCAGCTACTGGGCCAAGAAGGCCGACGAAGACGACTGGTCCAAGATCAACCCCCGCACCGCCGAGGCCGAGATGAAGCGCCGCAAGCGCGCCTTCCATCAGCGTGACTTCGTCGCTCTGAAGGCCGAAGACGGCTACGAAGTCCGCAAGGCCGCCGAGTGGTGCCAGGGCGTCGAGTACGACGAGTACTCGCGCGTCCACATGCCGGCCGACCCGAAGGCCGAGCGCATCGAACTGCTCAACAAGGCAGCTGGCGCAGGCGACCCGACCCCCGAAGACCTGCGTTCCGAGACCGCCCACCTGGTCGCGGCAGCACGCACAGCAACGCGCGGCCGTCGTCAGAAGGCCGCGGGACAGGAGAGAGCAGCGATGAAGTTCTACGTTGTGCGCGTCGATGGAGACCCGCTCGACACCTACGCGGCCGAGTCACTCGACATGGCCCTCGAAATGGCCGGACCTGAAGAGGGCGCCCAAATCGAGGTGGCCGAGGTCGAGGCGGATGACGCCGGCGCCGCTCGTCTGATGCCGAGCGACGAAGACTACCAGCCCCACATGGGTGCGGACGCCAACCACGAGATGGAAGGCGACGTGACCATCAACATCACCGAGGACCCGGCCACCGGTGAAGAGTCGGTCGAAACGGTCGACGACCCCGCGCCGGACCCCACGAGCATCGAGGACTTCACGGATGAGGTCCTCAATCCAGAACCAGAAACCCCCGGAAGAGACGAGTTCTCGCCGGAGGAGCTTGGCGTCATGCCTGCAGGCGCCAGCAAGGAGGCAACAGCAGTGCAGCACACGAGCTACGCCGACTGGTCGGTGCAGGTGACGCCTCAGGGAGTCGCCCAGGTCATCGCTCCCAGCGGCCCCGCCCTCTTGGTCACCCCCAAGAAGGCACTGAAGGACGACCAGGCCAAGATGGCCTTCGGTCAAGAGATCATGGACCACCTCTGCGACCACGGACTGCTCCGTACCGCGGAGAAGTACGAGGCCAACTTCCATGCGAAGTTCGCATCCGTCGTCGACGGCGCGATCGACGACATGAAGGAGTACTCGGACAAGGACAGCAAGCCGGACGTCGCCTCCGGAGGCGAGTCGGACATGGCTGGCGAGCACGGTGGCGATCAGCGCGGCATGCACGCAGACGACGTTCGCGACGAGAACCACACCGACATGGAGCCTGGTTCCCGCGAGCCCAAGGTCGAGATGACCGACCAGAACCGCGCCAGCGACCACGAGCTGGGCAACACCGACGACCGACCCGACTCCTCGTCGGAGAACGAAGGCTCGGACATGCGCGAGAAGCGCCCCGAGTTCTCGGTCTCGCAGGACGACGCTCTGCAGAACGCGGTCTTCGACCACGCTGAGCGCGTTGCGATGGTCGGCAAGTGGGTCGAAGGGCCCGAAGGCAAGACCGCCAAGGTCGCTTCCTACGCCAAGGAGGCGCAGACCTTCACCCTCGTCGACAACAAGCTGTCGCCGAGCGAGGTGCAGGCCGGTGACCTCATCAAGCAATGGAAGCAGCTCGACCAGGCGCCCTCCTCGTACGAGGACAACCTGAAGCGCTGGGCCAAGACGGAGATCGAGAAGGCGCGCAAGGCGGCCGTCTCGGATGTCTTCCGCGTCATCCGCATCGCAGCGCAGCGTTCACACAAAGGCCTGGAGCGCTCGCCTCTGAAGGAGGCGGTCGCGACCCAGCTGGCGAACCAGAAGGTCGTCGGACACGACGGCGTGTCTCGGGCTCCCCTGGAGTACCAGGGCATGAGCGACGAGCTGGCCATCCACCTGGTGGAAGCGGCATTCGCCGACGCCGGCGAGCGCGACATCGACACTCTGCTTTCGCGAGCTGCCAAGCTCATGAAGCACGACACCAACTTCCTGAAGTCGGCAGAGACCGACCTCAGCAAGACCGCCCACCGCGTGCCGGTGGTCACCGCGGCATCCATGGTCGACGACCTGGACCGCGAGGCAGAGGTGCTGCGCCGCAGCGCCTCCGCAGGAAATCTCGAACTTGCACCGCAGCCGTCCGAAGACGAGCGCTCCACGCGAGTCGCCGCTCAGACGAACGGCAACGCGGGCAAGATTCGTTCCGCATTGGGAGGAACGCGGGCAGCAGCCCGCATCCAGCTCCGACAGTAAGTCGGACGGCTAAAGGAGCAAGCACATGGGATCGATTGGTAACACTGGTCGCATCGCAGCCTTCCAGTCCGATGTTTTTGCGTCGGGACTGGACCTCGGTCGCTCGGAGATCATCCGCGACCTGGGCGTCTACCGAGCTGCAGATGCAGCGACCATTCTTCAGGGCCAGATGGTGTCTTTGGACGCCAATGGCGAACTCGCTCTCGCGAACCTCGTCGACATCGTCGGCGTCGCGAAGTGGAACAAGGCAGCGGCCGGCACCTCGGTGCAGGTCGACGAGGCTGTCACCGTCGTCTACGGCGGCGTGACTCAGCTGTCCCGCGGCAACGTCTCGAACCTCGCGGTTCGTGCAGCAGCGGGTGGTGGCACGCTCATTCCGGAGACGGACAACTACACCCTGTCGGCGGCGAACGGCACCCTCACTTGGGACAACCCGCCCACTGGCACGGCTGCCCCGGCGAACGGCGCCACCGTCTTCGTCACCTACACGTTCGACCTCACGGCAACGGACTACCGTTTCCAGGGTCTGAACTTCTTCAACCGCCTGGATGACGTGGGTGGTCTCTCGGAGGGTCGTCTGACGATCGTCCAGGGTCCCGCCACCCTCTTCACCACGCAGTTCGTCACCTCTGAGGTCTACGCGGTCGGTGCCCCGCTGTTCTGCACCGCGGCAGGCCTCTTCACCGTCACCAACTCCAGCTCGGAACTGGTCGGACATGTGGTTCAGCCGCCCACGGCGGACGACCCCTTCCTCGGCCTGAACTTCCAGGCAGGACGCGCGGCGTAAGGAGCAACTGAACCATGCCAAAGCGTAACCCCTACGAGCAGGTCATGGGCGGAGGCAACAAGCCGTCGTCCGCCCAGGGCATCCAGACCCCGACGAACACGCGACTCGCGTCGCGTGCTCAGGAGGGCATCCACGACGAGAGCGGCGCCTACAACCCCCGAGCATTCGGTGGTTGGGACTCGCTCGGACAGGCCGTCCCCTCGGCCCACAACCGTCTCTTCAACAAGGCGGGCGAGCTGAACGCTTCTTCGAAGGAAGACGCGCTTGTGCAGATCGCTCACTTGCTGCAGAACGTCTCGGGCTCGCCCGTCAGCAAGCAGGCTTTCAGCAAGCAGGCTGGCCAGAGCGACATGGACCCCAACGAGCGCCGTGAGGTGCTGGCTGCGGCCATGAAGGACCCCGAGGGCTTCACCATCCTGGGTCAGGAGCTTCTGCTTCCGATCAAGGACCTGGTCGACTACGAGGGCTGGGCCCGCAAGGTCTACCGCGTGCGTCCGCTCGCCCAGGGTGAGCTGTTCCGTATCGCGAAGGACGTTCGTTCCACTGCCTGGATCGTCGGTCAGGACGGTCAGGCTCTGGAGAGCCGTCTGTTCGGCAAGTACGTCCAGCCCTCCGAGTTCAAGATCAGCGCGTACCCCACGGTCGACATCGAGGACATCTACCAGATGAACTACGACGTCCTGGACCGTGCTCAGGACACCGCGCGCCAGGAGATCGAACTCGAAGAGGACAAGCGAGCCCAGGCTCTGCTCGACGTCGCGGCCCGCACGGTGAACACCGTGACGACCTTCGCGACGCTCGGCGTCGGTGCCTTCGAGGACGTCCGCTTCCAGGTGGAGCGGAATCGTCTCGTCGTCTCCAAGTTCCTGATCAACCGTCAGGAGCTGTCGGACATCATCAAGACGATGTCGACCCAGGTCGACCCCGTCACCGAGCGAGAGCTGATTCTCGCTGGCTACATCGGCTCGTTCCTCAACGCGCAGATCGTCACTGCGGCCGGAACCGGCGTGCAGGAAGTCGTGCCCGCAGGCACCTTCTACGCCGTCACCGACCCCGAGTACATGGGCGAGATGGGCGTTCGAGTCGAGCTGTTCTCGGAGCCCTTCAACATGTTCGCGCTGCGTCGCAGCGTGAAGGGTTGGGCCTTCACCGAGATCATCGGCTTCGCGGTGGTGAACCCCCGCGCAGTCGCCGTCGGCCAGAAGTAAGCCACGACGGGCGGGCTCCCACGGTGTGGGGAGCCCGCCCGTCTTTTCTCAACCACACACCGGCGCACCGGGCGCTCACCCGAGACTGAAAGCCCAGCGAATGGGTCAGGGCTCAGACGTTCTCGTTCTCGACGCAAACGGACATTTTACGGAATACGTAAAACCGGCCGTTGCGCGTCGAGCGATGAAGGAGGGAGTGGTCAACGTCGACTCGGTCAACCCGTTGATCCTCCGAATGCCAGAAGGCATGCGTCGAGTGCCCCGACTCTTCAAAGGACGAGGAGTTAACAAAATGCAGTCACTCGACAAGTTCGGCGACCTCTTCAAGGAAGAGCAGCCCCTGTGGGTCAAGACGCTGGTCCCCGGCCAGGTCTCCCTCGAAATCCCGATCGCACCGGGCATGACCGTGCCCATCCGTGTCCCCGCCAACGGTGACCCTGTCTGCCTCACAGACGTGGCCGACTTCCAGTCTCTGAAGCGGTGCGCGGACCTCCGCAAGCTCGCGTCGCCCCGCAAGGTAGGCGAGCGCGGACTGAAGCCGCCGGCCATCGCCATCCTCACCGAGGAAGAGATGCGCAAGCACCTCGAAAAGAAGGCCGTCCGCCGCGGCTGGATGACCGAGGACGGCAAGCCCGACGTCGAGCGCGCCATGCAGCCCACATACACCGAAGAGGCGTACACGCAGCCGGCCGCGCAGATCAACCTGCCCGACTCGAAGACCAAGGAACTCATCGACGAGCACGGTGGGGACGCGAACCTCGGCAAGGACGGTCAGGTCCTCATCGCCGACATCGTGCACCCGCGCGTCCTGTCCATCTGCAACGAGGTCTCAGACAAGGACCTCGCCGAGAACCAGCGCCTGCCGGCCGACGCCGTCTTGGACGAACTGGAGTCGCTGGGCACGCTCAACGAAGAGACGCTCAACCACGTTCTCAGCTTCGGCTATTACAAGTCGGTCAAGAACTGGGCTATGGAGCAGCTCAAAGAGCGCGCGCCGGGTGAGGAGTGAGCCCAATGAGCATCAGTCAGCCGCGTGAGCGGATCC